GGTATTATGACATGGTATCATACTTTATGGTATGCATCAGTTGAACAAACCGGTCCTATTGTAAATGAAGCTAGTTTAGTTAAATTATCAACAACCCAGACTATTACTGGTGATAAAACATTTACTGGTTCTGTATCATTAGGATCTTCTGCAACTGCTTCTACACCTTCTTCAAATGATAATTCTACAAAAGTTGCAACAACTGCATTTGTAACAAATGCAATTACAAATGCAACAGTATCTACTGAACAAGTTCAAGATATTGTTGGTGATATGATTGTTAGTGGTACACACTCAGGTGTTACTTGGAATTATAATGATGTTTCTGGAACTTTGAATTTGAGTGTAAATTTGGCATCAACAGGCTTAACAGATAGTTCTTCATTAGTTCGAACAGGTTCTTTAGGTCAAGCAAATGGTGTTGCAACTCTTGATGGAACAGGAAAATTATCATCTTCACAATTACCTTCTTTGAGTATTACAGAGGTATATGTTGTACAAACAATTGAATTAAGAGATGCATTATCAAATATACAAACAGGTGATATTTCTGTTGTAACTGATACATCTCAAACATTTATATATGATGGATCATCATGGGTAGAAATTTCAGCTTCAGGTGCAGTAACTAGTGTAAATAGCCAAACAGGTGATGTAGTTTTAAATTCAGATAATATTACTGAAGGTAATTCAAATTTATATTTTACTGATTCTAGGGCAAGAACAGCTTCAGTAGTAAATACAGTTTCAGGTTCAGAAACAAATCAAGCACCTTCAGTTAGTTCTATTAAAGCATATATTTCATCAAGTAATACAACTATCAATAATCGTTTAGATCAATTAGATGCAACAGATATATTATTGAATGGTAGATTAACTAAATTAGAATATAGAGATGGAGGAGTTTGGGATCAAGATGCAAATTCAATTTATTTTGATCCTGACAATTTTATTATTCGACAAACTTATGGTGCATGGTCATATAGACCTTCAACTCCTAATGATTTATTATTCACAAATCCTAAAGGTGGTCCTGGTGATAGACATTGGAGTTATACTGGAACTGGTGACATTGTATTTACAGGGTTAGCTGAATAAAAATAATAAATTATAAAAAACTCATTAATTATTAATTAAATCAAAAAGATATTTATATTATAAAAAATTTAATAGTTTAATGGAGAATATTAATGAGTTCAGTAAGACCAGTATCAAATAAATCACATGATTTAGGTACTTCATCATATAAATGGGGATCTGCTCATGTAGGTTTAGTAAGTGCTGAAACCGGTAGCATTTCAGGTGATTTAACAGTAAATGGAAATATCACAGTTACAACAGTAAATGGTACTAGTTTTAATTTTGCAGATCCTATTTCTGCTAGTGATTTATTGACAAAAATTAAAACAGTTGATGGAACTGGAAGTGGTTTAGATGCAGATTTATTAGATGGTGTAAGTTCTGCAAATTTTATTCAAACAACAGGCACATATTCACCTACTGGTACTTATGATATTACTGGAGGTACAGTAAGAGTAGCAACACAAACACAAAGTGATAATTCTACAAAAGCTGCTTCAACTGCATATGTAGATTCTGCTGTTTCTGCATTAACTACAGGTGTATCATCAATTAATAGTTTATCTGGTTCTGTTACATTATATACTGACAATATTTCTGAAGATGGTTCACCTACAAATTTATGGTTTACCGATTCTAGAGCTAGAACAGCAGCAGTTGTAAATAGCACATCAGGTTCGGAAACAAATCAAGCACCTTCTGTTTCATCAATTAAAACTTATGTAGATGCAAAATTTGAAAATGCAGTGCAAGGAATTGATTATCATGCTTCTTGTAAAACAGCTTCTTCTACAAACGTCAGTTTATCTTCACCAGGAGCAGCAATTAATGGTTACACATTTACAACAACAGGTGAAAGAGTTTTACTCAAGAATCAAAATGATGCAAAAGAAAATGGTATTTATGATTGGAATGGTGAAACATCTGCTTTGACAAGAAGTTCTGACAGTGATGATAATCCTGATGGTGAAGTAACAGGAGGTATGTTTACATTTATTGAGGCAGGTAATTTAGCTGGTACTTCATGGATTTTAGTTACACCAAAAGGAGGTGTAGTTATAGGAACAGATAATTTAATTTTTGCACAATTTAGTGCAGGTTCTGCTTACGTAGGTGCTGAAGGTATTACAATTTCAGGTTTAGATATATCATTGGATTTAAATGAGCTAACAACAATTACTTCTTTGGCTTCTGGAGATAAAATTGCATTAACAGATATTAGTGATAGTAATAAAAATAAAAATATTACAGTTTCTAATATTGGAACCTACTTAGCAGGTTCAGGTTTAACATCTACAAATGGCGTGTTAACACCAGATTCATCAGTTGTTGCAACATTAAGTAATACACAAACATTTACTGGAGATAAAACATTTAGTGGAGCTGTTTCATTAGGTTCATCTGCTACAGCTACAACAAAAACAGCAAATAATAATTCTACTGCAGTAGCTACAACTGCTTATGTAGATGCGGCTGTTTCAAATGTAACAGGAAGTGGTGGTGTTACATTGACAGCAGATAACGAAAGCGGTTTATTAATATCAGGTAGCACAATTAAAGTTTCAAATACAAATATTGGTTTTGAATATACAGCAAATAATTCTGGTAATAAATTTTTAATGTTTCCAACAGGAGGATCTGAATTACCTTTAAGATATACTACACAAGGTAGTTTGGCATCTAATTTAATTTCCGGAAGTTCAGGTCTATCTGCTTCTTCAGGTATTATAAGTTTAGATACTGCAGTTGTAGCAACATTAGGTAATACACAAACATTTACAGGAAATAAAACATTTAATGGTACATCTACATTTGGAAGTACTGTATCATTAGGGTCATCTGCTACTGCTGCAACAAAATCTGCAAATGATAATTCTACATCTGTAGCTACAACTGCATACGTTGATGCGGGTCTATTAGGACATCATGCAGATGTACAAACAGTATCAACTACGTCATCAATTACAATTACAAATCTTGTAACATATTTAAGATGTACAAACGCTGATGCATCAACAATTACGATTACATTACCTGCAGGTTCTTCATATGTAGGTCATACAGTACATGTAAAAATGATAAATTCAGCAACAGTAAATATTGCTGCACCAACTGCACAAATATATGTTGATAGTGCAACTGCTGTTTCAAGTTTTACAATTGATGTTGTAGGACAATCTTACACATTAATAGGTCATGCATCAGGTTGGGATGTTGTATAATAGGAGAATAAAATGACATTTCAAACACCAAAAACTGTAAAATCTAAAATGATTGCACCTACTTTTGTAAGTGGTTCTCATACAAATATATCATTTACATATGATTCAAATAATCAAGTTATAAATGCTTCAGGATCTTTAGGAGGAGGAGGCGGTGGAAGTTCATTACCTGCATATACAACTGTTTCATCTTTTACATCAGGATCTTATACAATAGATATAGGTTCAAATAATGAAAGTATATATTTTATATCAAATGGATCAACAGCAGTGACAGTTAATTTACCTACAGCTATTAGTCAAGGTGGTAAAAAAATTCATATCAAAAGATTAGGAACAAATATTGTTTTAATAGATGCTAATAGTACAGAAACAATTGATGGAAATTTAACTTTTTCATTAACTGATCAATATTCATCAATATTATTAGTTAGTGACAATTCAAAATGGATGATAATATGAGTTACTTTATTTCTTCTATAAAAAATCCCGAAGTTTCTGTTTTAAGTTGTACAACTACTACCGGTTCATCAGATGGTAATGTTTCTTTTTACTTACCTCCTTCTTATGTAAATGGTCAATTTAATCCAATTTCAGGTAATGATATTATATTAATATCCGGTTATGAATATTTTTTAGAATTTATTCCTACTTTTACAAATACAAATGATGCAATAATCGCTTTAGAGATTGATTCAAATGTTGTAAATACCGGTTGGACTATAAGCTCTTCTACACAGAATTCTACAGTTAAAAATACACTTTTTTATACATATAAACCTTCTTCTGATTCAACAATTAAAATGAAGATAGTTTCAACAAGTATCGGTTCTGCAGTGGTTTCAGATAATACTAGATTGATGATTTGGAGAATATTATAATGTCATATATTGAATTTCAAAATAAAACAAATGCATTTCAATTAGAGAATAGTAATGATGGTGCAAATTTAACATCAGATTTAAAAAAATATTCGAATGTAAATGAAGTTACACCAGATATTCAACAAGTAATAAGAAAATATTTCGAAATTACACCTATTACAAGAACAGCAACATTTTATCCTGCGGTTTCAGATTTTACAGTCACTTTTAATAAAAGAAAATGTTCATACAATGAATTAAATAATACTTCAACAATTAATGCAAATTTACAAAATCAAGAAGCTGTTTCAAATGTACCTGATGGCGTTAATTTATATGGAAATTATGTAATTTTATGTCCACATCCTACTAAGTCAAGTGTTAATTTTACAATGAATATGACAGCTATTGGTTCATATTTAGTTTTTTTAACATATGACACTAATTTCTGGGGATATTCAGGTTATGTTCCAGGTAAATATTCAGGTTATACAAATAATATAGATAGTTCTTCTCCTATTTCTACTGGATTAACATTTAATTTAACAAGGTCATCATCTACAATACAATTCATGATAATGAAATACATAAATGGATTTGACACAGGTAGTCCTGTTTTAATAAATTCTAGCACTAGCTTTAAAAGATATAATGGTGACATATTTTGTTCTTATAATGTTTGGTATGCATCAAAATATGAATATAATGTTAATACACAAGAAATTACAAAACTATCAACAGGAGTAGATTATTCACAAATTATGCCTCAAAATTATCGATATTTTATTTATGATAGACCTTCATATACATTAGTATCAAATGAATTTATTGCTAATCTTAGAGGAAATATTCCAGGAATAAGTTCTTACGTAAGAAGTGATAGTGTAGGAACAGGAGGGACATATGTATTTAGACAAATGATAGACGAATCAATGTATTCAACAATAGGTCCTGATATGACTTTAGCAAATGATTTACAGGTTAATGCAGGAACAAAACCTTCTTACACACAGAATAGTCAAAGAACATATTGGAGAATAATTTAATGTCAGCTTTTATGAATAAAAAGATAAAATTAGGTATATCATCTTCTGTATCATCAGGCACTCAAGCCGTAACAGGTGCAGCAGATTTAACAATATTTAATACAAATGGAATTGATGTAGTAAGTGGACCTTCTCCTCATATATATTTTCCTACTTCTTCTACGATATATCTTCCAAAAGGATTTTATTATTTTGTTGAATGTTCTTTAAAAATGTATAGATCGACAAATGGAAATTATTTAGATTATGCCATAGTTGATAATTCAAATACAATATTGTCAAATACATCTAGAGTTACAATTGTAAGTGACGTAGGAGGTATTAACTTTTCATATCCTAGAAAAGCATATGCTTTTATTGATTGTATATCTTCTTCAAAAACAATTAAGATAAGAACACTTTCTACATATGATATAACATCAGCCATATCAGGAGTATCTTTGACAATAAATGGAAATCAAGATGCAACTTCTTCTACGAATTTTGTGCATTCAGAACCTTTATCTCATATTATTATTAAATCATGGAATAGTAATAATTTTAATTCAAATATTAGATTGTCTTCAAGTCTTGTTGCTTTAACTTCAACATCACAATTGACGTCATCGGCTTTAAATAAATATCATACTTATTCATTGGTAAATACAGGATATGTATATTATATGCCTGTTAGTCCTAGTTTAAATGATGTAGTAGGATTTACACATCTTTCAGGCACAGGAAATTTTCAAGTAAGAAAAGATGCATCAAGTGTTTATTTAACTCCTGTATTGGATCTTTACTCTTTAAGAAAAACATATGTTTTTAAATGGGATGGTTCTGATTGGATTGATATAGGTGAATTTATTATTTCAAATTAATTGAATATTTTTATATATAAATCTAAAAGGATTAAAATGACATTTCAGACATTAAAAACAGTAAAATCAAAAGCAATTGCTCCAGCATTTGTGAGTGGATCACATACAAATATATCTTTTACATATGACGCAAATAATCAAGTAGTAAATGCATCAGGATCTTTAGGTGGAGGTGGCGGAGGTTCTTCAACTGGATTAACTACAGTTTCTTCTTTTCCAGGTAATGCTTATACAATATCTTCACCTTCTAATTCTGAAGAAATATATTTAATATCAAATAGCTCAACTGCAGTTACAATTAATTTACCTACTTCTGTAGGATTAAATACCAAGAAAATAAGAATAAAAAGATTAGGAACTGCAAATGTAACAATTGACGCATATCAAACAGAAACAATTGATGGTCAATTAACAAAAATATTAAATAATCAATATTCAACAATTACTCTAATAAGTGATAATTCAAATTGGTTTATTGTGAATGAAGCAGTTATTACAAATGAAGTACAAACTGTTTCAACTACGTCAACATTAAGTTTGACTAGCCCTAATACTTTAGTAAGATGTACAAATAGTTCAACAATCACATTAACTTTACCTACTGCTTCGACAGTACCTGGATATAGAATAGAAATAAAAAGATGTAGTACCGGTCAAATAAATATTGCAACATCTACTAATCAAATATTTTTAGATTCAACGACATTGATAGGTATATCAAGTGGAACAATGTTAGTCTTAAATACTGTAGGTCAATCATGGACACTTATTGCACATGCTTCAGGTTGGGATGTAATATAAATATAAAATATATTTAATTAAAAAGGAAATAAAAAATGACATTTTACGCCTCATTAATGTATAAAGATGTAACATCAACTCCCGATGTATCGAATTCAAAGTCGCATTTATGGGAACCTACATCTATTACAGTTGGCCCAACAGGTTTTACTATTAATAAAGTTTCATCAACACTATACAATCCTTTATTTTACAATTCTGACAATATCACACTTCCATTTCAAGCTTCTTCTTGGACAGGAAATTATGCAAATTATGTAATTGTAAATAATGGTTCATCAAATTGGAATTTAACTTTACCTTTAGGTCCTGGAGGAGGAACAGGAACATATTCAAGTAAAACTATGCATATAACAATAAAGAAAACAGGATCTGGTACATTAACATTATCGACACCTGTAGATACTGTAGGAACTCGTATAAGAGGAATTAATACAACTTCAAATAAAAGTTATGTTATGTCTTCAAATACTGAACAAACTATAACTTTATTATACGTTTCTGGTTTAGATTCGACAGGAGCAACATCAACGACATCAGAGATATGGTTTGTAATATCTTAAAAATAAAAAGGTAATAATAAAAATGACATTTTCAGGCGAATATTTTTTAAATAATAAAGCAGGCAAAAGTACTAGCATCAATATTTCATCAGGCGTTTCTAGAAATTACGATAAACCTTCTTATGGTGTATCTGCATTAAATATAGCAGGATATCCAAGTTTTTCACCTCATATTGTTAGTTCAGGGATTTCTACTACAACATTTATAAATAACAATAATACTATATTATCTAATTCTTCTACTAGTTATTTTTCATCATATGCAAATTATATTATTATAAATAATGGTTCATCAAATTGGAATTTAACTTTACCTTTAGGACCATCAACAGTAAGTACAACTTCTCCTTGGTCAAATAGTGGATTTGAGTTATATATAATTAAAACAGGATCTGGTACATTAACATTATCGACACCTGATGATACTGTAGGAACTCGTATAAGAGGAATTAATACAACTTCAAATAAAAGTTTTATATTATCTTCTTCAAATAGACAAGTAATTAAATTATTATACTCATATAATATTGATAGTGATGGAAATACTGATACAACATCTGAAATTTGGCATATTATACAAAATAGTATTTTAAATCCTAGTAATCAAAATGGTAGTTTATTATTTACTGGTACAACATCTTCATATTTAACAATTGCAAATGATGAAGATTTGAGATTTGGAACAGGAGACTTTACAATTGAATGGTGGCAATATGAAACAGATAGTAATGCAAATCCTAGGATATTTTCAATGGGAACATATCCTTCTGCATCAATTGGTGTTTCTATAGAAGGGGGAACTTTTTATTTTTGGATAAATGGTTCACCAAATAGTTTAGGTTCGGCTGTTACTTATAAAAATATATATACACATTTTGCAATAGCAAGATCGGGTAGTACAATTAAAGTATTCAAAAATGGAGTACAGTTAGGTTCTAATATTACATCTTCATATAATTTTAATGATTCAACCAATGATTTAAGAATAGGTAATGAACAAACTATTTCTTCAAGTAGCTCTTTTGGTGGAAATATAAAAGGATTTCATTGGGTAAAAGGAACTGCACTTTATTCAACAACATTTAAACCTAATTATAATTCAATTACTCCACACGCTAATTCTAAATTATTATTAAATGTAGCAGATTCTTCGAATTTAGTAACTGATTCTAGTGGATTAAATAAAACAGTAACAAATACTGGAGTTACATTTTCTACAATTACACATCCATTTTATTAAAATATTTGTATTTTTGAGTTATTTTTCTTATAATTTTTTTATTTATAAAGGTAAATTATGTCTCAATTATTAAAAGAACATGTTTCATATTCTGAAGTTCGAACATGGAAAGATTGTTCATGGAAACATAAATTGTTGTATTTGGATAAAATTGAGACTTTTGAAGAAAGTCCACATTTGTATTATGGTAAAATTGTTCATGATGGTGTTGAACATTTTTTAAAGACAAAAGAATTAAAACTTTTAGAAGTAGAAGAAAATTTAAAAAGAGAATGGGTAAGGGTAGATTTTGATGGTAAGTGGAAAGAAGAGCAACAACTTAAAAATAAAGACTATAAACATATCCAATTTAAAGATTGGTTATTATGGGCACAAAATAGTTTAAATGCATTACCAAAATGGATGGATGAAAATTTTCCTAATTGGGAAACTGTTTCGGCTGAAGAAATGTTATATGAAGAATTGCAAGATTTACCTTTAAAGTTTAAAGGATTTATTGACTGTATTATTAAAGTACCTCAAAAAACTGAAGGTAAATGGAAATATTATATTCTGGACTGGAAAACAGCATCAGCTCGAGGTTGGGATTTAGAGAAAAAGCAAGATTTTTTAACTCATATGCAATTATTGCTATATAAACATTTTTGGATGACAAAGAACAATTTAACATCTAGAGATGTACAATGTGCATTTGTTTTGTTAAAAAAAGTTTCAAATGTAGAAAAAGTATGTCAAATGATACCAATAAGTTCAGGACCCACTAGTATGGAAAATGCATTAAAAGTTGTTAGATCTATGATCAAAACAATTACAAAAGAAAATCCAATGTATTTAAAAAATAGAACTTCTTGTACTTATTGTCCATTTTACAATACTGATCATTGCAAATAATATATTCTATAAATTTTAAGGATTATATAATGAAAAAGAAAAAAATATTAATGATTAGTGATCATGCATTAACAACGTCAGGTGTTGCAACACAAAGTAGACATTTGATTGAGGGTTTATTAAAAACTAATCAATATCAAGTAATTCAATTAGGTGCAGCAGTTAGACATGAAAATTATAATATTGTTAAATTATCAGATGATTTTTTAATTAAACCTATTGATGGATTCGGAAATAAAGAAATGATAAGAGGTTTATTAATATCTGAAAAACCTGATGCAATTTTAATATTTACAGATCCTAGATTTTTTACATATTTATTTGAAATGGAAGATGAAATTCATCAAGTTTGTCCTATATTGTATTGGCATGTTTGGGACAATAGACCAACTCCTCATTTTAATAAGAAATATTATGATGCAGTTGATACTATCAATTGTTTATCATATTTGACATATGAGATGTGTAAAGAAATTGTACCTGATAAAACATATTATATTCCTCATGCTATTCCTCAAAATATGTTTTATCCTTTGAATGAAGATGAAATTGCAAAAAATAGACAAAAGTTGTTAGGAGATGAGAAAAAAGATTGGTTTGTATCTTTATGGGCAAATAGAAATTGTAGAAGAAAAAGACCAGGTGATTTAATTTATTCATGGAAAAATTTTATTGATAGATTAGAAAAAGAGGAAGGTCATAGAAAAGCATTATTGATATGTCATACTGAACCTTTTGATCATGAAGGTCAAGATTTAATGTATATTGCTAGACAATTAGGAATTGAAGATAATATTATTTATTCTAGAAATAAAATTGGATTTAATGAAATGAATATTTTGCATAATATTGTTGATTGTTATATTAATATTAGTTATGCTGAAGGATTTGGTTTAGGAACATTAGAAGCAATGCAATGTGGAAAACCAATTATTGCATTAACTACTGGAGGTCAAACAAGACAAATTATCGATTGGCGTGATAATTCTTTAAATGGTATTATGTTACCTGTTGAGTTTGCAACATATTCAGGAAATCAAAATGCAAAACAAATTTTAGAAGATTTTGTGTCAGTTGAAACAATTGGAAAATCTTTATTTGACATGTACTTATTAGGTGTTGAAGGAAGAAAAAAATTAGGTCAAAAAGCAAGAGCATATGCATTATTTGAATTCAATTATGATGATATGATTAGAAATTGGGCAAATAGTATTAATGAAACAATTAGTAATTGGAAATCAAAAAGAGAAAATTTTGAAATAGTAAATTTATTAGGTGAAAGGATTTAATTGAATGAGTAAAATTTTATTTGAAGCACCAATATTAACATATTCAGGTTATGGTGTTCATTGTCGACAAATATTTAATTGGTTATATGACAATGTTGATTCATTTGATTGTGTGTTAAATGAATGGGGATCCAGTAATTGGATAGTATCAGAAGATATTGAAGATGGTATTTTAAAGAAATTAAAAAGTGAAAAGGTTAAAATTGTTAATGCAAATAATCATCAATTAGAATATTATGATTATTATATAAAGGTTTCTACACCTGTTGAATTTTCAAAAAAAGCCAAATATAATATTGGTATTACAGCAGGTATTGAAGTAGATATATGTGGATCAAAAATTATTGATTCTTGCAATTTAATGGATTTAATAATTGTACCATCATCATTTGCAAAACAAACTTTGATAAATACTTCAAAGAAACGTGATATTGAATTAAAACCTAATATAGAAATTATTCATGAATATTTTCCATCAAATTGGAAGAAGTATAATAATGAGTTTAAATTTAATATTGATGAAGAATTGAATAAAATTAAAACGGATTTTAATTTTTTATTGGTAGGACAAATTGCAATATTAACTCAATATGAAAGAAAAAATATGTTGAATTCAATATTGACATGGATTAAAGCTTTTAAAGACAATGAAAAAGTAGGATTAATTATTAAAACAAATTTGTCAAATTTTTCAAAGGATAATACATCCCGTTTATTAGGTGATTTAAATAACATCTTTAAGGATATACCTTTATCTGTTAAAAAAAGAATTCACCTGATTAACGGGAGATTAGATGAATCAGAAATGTATAAATTATATACTCACACAAAGGTTTCATGTTTATATAATTTAGCGTATGCTGAAGGATTTTGTTTACCCGCTTTAGAAGCAGCCAGTGTAGGATTACCTGTTATAATTAGTTCATGGTCAGGTCAATGTGATTTTATGGATTTAACAGAAAAAAGAATTAGATTTAATCATAAGATAGACAATATTCAAAATGAATTTTTATCAGCGTGGGGTGGAATGTATTTAGATATGTTTGTTAAAGATTCAAAATGGGCATATCCTGAGTATGATGATGTGATTAAGAAAATGCAAAAGTTTTATGATCAACCTACTTTACCTAGACAATGGGCAATGGATTTAAAAGAAAAAGTTAATGAAAAATTTTCAAAAGAAAAAATTGAAAAAGATTATAAAAGAATATTAGGATTTATAATATAAAAAAAAGGTAATATCTCAATGATATATATAATTATAATTTTATCGCTTCTTTTAATGATAGCTATTTACTTTGCAATTAAATTTGCATTAATAATAATAAATATTCAAGAAATAATTGAGGAAAGCTTGGATATTTTAGATGAAAAATATTCGATAATATCAAATATTTTATCGATACCAATCTTTTATGATTCAAAGGAGATAAAAGAAGTATTAAATGAAATAAAAGGTGTTAGAGATGCAATATTATACATCGCACAAAAATTATCATCAAATAGAGAAAAAATAGAAGAAGATGAAGACATATATAAAACTGATTCGCAAAAAGAGAGTTGATGAAGAAGGAAATTTGATTGTAGAACAGCCTAAAATTCCTGAAATAATCGAAGTTGTAAAAGTAAAATCAAAAAGAGGAAGAAAACCTAAAAATCAACAATTAACAACTCAAATATCTTCTCCTATAGATACTAAAGAAAATGTGAATATTGTCAAAAAAGAACCAGATACGATGTATTTTTCAGATTTAACTCAAAAAAAAATTATGGAATATAAAAGTACAATTCGTGAAGATGAAAAAAGTAAAATCTACTTTGAATTTATTTATCCTGCATTTGAAACATTAGTTAATAAATTAATATCAGTTTATAATTTTAAATCTTTTGATGAAGAATTACAACATATGAAAAAAGATTGTATTTTCTTTTTATTTGAAACAATACATAAATGGGATGAGTCAAAAGGTAAAAGAGCATTTTCTTATTTTAATGTTGTAGCAAAAAATTGGTTAATAATGAGATCAAAACAAAATTACAATTATTCAAAAAGAAACGTCCAAGTTGAAGATTCTATTGATTTTTTGAATAAAAGTGAAATGTTAGGAATCAATGATAAATTAATTGATCCTAAAATGCCAGATGATGAAATTGTATATCATGAAAAATTTTTAGGTATTTTAGATATGATCGATTATATTGAAGATAAAGTTCATGATGAAAGAGATAAAAAATGTATTGATACAATTAGAGTTGTATTTCAAAATATTGACAATTTAGAGTTCTTAAATAAGAAAGCTTTGTTTATTTATATGAGAGAAATTTCAGGATTAAATAGTAATGAGTTAAGTGCATCTTTATCTAATATTCGTAAACATTATAAATATTATAAAGAATTAGAAGATGATGATAAAATTGATTGGTTGTGAGATTAAATTATGTCAAAAGAAATAAATATTGATGATATTTTTCAAAAAGATAAAAAAATAGAAAAAATAAAGAATTTTAGTAATATTTTAGACAGTATTGATTCCTTAGAAGACAAGAAAAAGCTTTTGTGGAAAGAAATATATGAAAATGCAATTGAGGATAGAGAAAAAGCTAAAATTCTATTTACGGATTGTTATCAGTCAATGGCATTATCAACGTTGTCAGATCATATTGCTGCTGGTCAAATTATGGCAAAGTACATTGAAAGAATGTCTAAATCAAATGATCAAATTTTAAAACTTGCTGAACTTATTGCAAATGCACAAGCAAAAGATGAAGCTGTTAGTGATGATGATATATTTTTAAAAATATCACAAGGAAAATAAATGTTTATAAGAGCTAGAGTAATTGAAGTTATATCACATCCTTATATATTAAATGATTCAAATATTAATAAATTGATGCAAGACAAAGATCTTAAATTGACTAATAGTAAAAATATGAATTTAATAAAAGATCTTCCTAGGAATTCTATTATTGCACAAATTATTAACGATAATTCTAGAGTAATTGCATTGCCTTTCTTTTCTTCGCATATAAGTTTACCTTTAAAACCAGGTGAAAATGTCTGGTTATTTAAAGAAGAAATAGCTGATGGAGCAAATACCCAAGATGAAGTTGAATTTTTTTGGATGTCTAGAATTCATGGAATGAATTTTTATGAAGATTTAAATTTTACACATGATGATAGAAGATTTCTTAAGAAATATAGTGATAGAAGAGACGGAGAATTATCTCTAAAAAATGAAATAAAAATGTTGGAAAATAATATTACTTTAAATAGTGATATTCCTGTTGCACAATTTAATGATGGGCCAATTTATAATACAACTACTGGAAAAATTAAAGATCCTTCTAGCAGAACCGGTATTAATACAAAAAGTTTAAACATATCAGGAAAATATATATTAGAGGATGTTCCTCGTTATACAAAAAATCCAGGTGATTTTATAATTCAAGGCTCAAATAATACATTAATTAAATTAGGAAGTAATTTTGCAAATTCAGCAAATGAAATATTAAATACAGTAAATACACCATTTGCATATAATAATCCAAATAAATATTCAGGTACAATTGATATAGTTGCAGGAAGAGCAGCAATTTCAAAAGAATATTTAAATATTAGCGAGTTGAGAGGATATAAATTAAATAATAGACAAATTTATGTCAATAAAGTTTCAACAAAAGCTTATAGAAATGGTTATTTGTCTGTTTTAAATGAAAAAAATGAATTTGAAAATATGAAAGATCCTAAATATTTTTTAGGAAATAATTCTGAAAATATTGGAGAAGGTGATCCAGACTTTTTTACAGATATTAGTAGAATTTATATATCTGAAAAATGTAATGGTGATCAATTATTAAATATAAAATCAATACAAAATGTAACCAATGCAACTATTCCTGTTAAAACTTCATTTCAATCTACTACTGATCGTGGTTATATAATTGCAAAATCAGATGAAATTAGAATTATTGCTCGAGGAAAAGTATTTAATGTAACAAATAATGGATCCTTTAATTTAAATGAAAATAGTATATATCAAAATTCAGGTGGTTCAATTAGATTAATTAAAGAAGGAGACGATAATAGTACTTGTCATTTAATATTAGAACAACAAGGTAATGTATTATTAAATGGTCAAAAAATTGTTATTGGTGATGAAGCAAAAGTTAAAGAAAATGGAAAAGGTGAACAGGTATTTATAGGTCATGGTGCAAAAGAACCTTTAGTTTTAGGTTATTTTTTAAAAAATAAATTAGAAAATTTTATGAACGAAGTATGTAAGGCTTTGGTTTTAATTAGTAAAAATTTAGATGAAATAAATACTAATTTTAATCAACATACTCATCCATATGCAGGTGTAGCAGGTAATACTGCGCCTACTCCTAATTTAATAACAAAATCATTAATTAGTCCAAATCCTTCATCTTCTATTGATTATGAAAAAATAACAGAAATTGCATTAAATCAAGAAGAAGGTCAATATGGTCCTATAGAAGGAATAACAAATGATGTAGGAAGTGATACTATATCATCAAAAATTGATCAAATTATGAAAATAAAATCTGATTTGAATGAAATATTAAGCACATTAGGAAGAACTTTATGACATTATTTTTGGAAAAATATGATAAAAGTGAAGGAATTGTTCAAAAAGAAATATTACCTAGAATAATAAGTTTAAATTCTGACAATGTTATTAATGAAATAAAAGAAAATATATTTGAATCATATGCAAATTTAACAGGAGAATATTTAAAAAAAGTTATAATGAGTTTTGATATATTTAGTATGCCTCCTTCAAATGTAATAACTGATTTCCCAATTCAGTATCAAAAATCATTATTACAATTTAAATCAGATTTATTAAATTTAGATGAAATGTCATATTCAAATTTTTTAAGTAATTTATTTGATCTTTTTAACAATCCGAGTAGTGATTTTATATTAACTTTAATGTCAACTGCTATAAAAGTTGATGTAATTTCAAAATATTCATTTATTAATACAAATGAAGATATTAAAAAAATATTAAAGTATATAACTGAAAATACAAATATATTGTCTAGTGTAAATAATGATCAAATGAATTTAATAAATTCATATATTTCTTTTTTTATTATTAAATTTATTGCTTCACAATATATTTTAATGTTTACACCTCCTGCTCCTGCTCCTCCTATTGTATTACCTATTATAACTTCTGGAGTATTGACTACAGATTTAATTGCAAAAGAGTTAGAAGATAAAATTAAAAATATAATAAGTTCATAAATATTTTCTAATTAATAAATTTTAATAAATAATATATTATTAAAACGAGAAAAGCATGTCAATTACAAGTAAATATAGTTTTAAATCAGGTGGAAATAATATTGAAGAAAAAAGAAAGATATTTTCTCAGGAAAGATCTGTTACGACAGAATTTAAACCTATTGGAATAAAAACTCCATTAACATTGTCAAATTCTGATGATATTTTTGTTATGAATTATTCATTATTTACACAATTAGAAGACAATTTTCGAAATTTAATAATGACAAATGCAGGTGAAAGATTATGTTTTCCAACATTTGGAACAAATTTAAAATCTATTTTAACAAAAACAAATATTGATAATCCTCAAGATTTAGCAATGGAAGAAATTCAAAGAGTAGTATCTAGATATATGCCTTATATTACTTTAAATACTTTTACTAGTTTTGTCGATGAAGAAGAAAGTAAAAAAGGAAATCCTGTAATAAAATTGAATATTGGATTTACAGTACCAACATTGTCAGAAGAACAAAGATTAATAACAATAAAATTAGGAATGACAAATTAAAATGGCGAATTATAATATACAAAATGATGTTCAATCTAGAATTTCATATGAAAGATTAAAAAATAAGAATTATCTATTAAAAAGCTTTGAAGACTTTCGTACTGAACTTCTTCAATATGCTGTAACTTATTTTCCTGACAAAATGAATGATTTTAGTGAGACTTCTATCGGAGGTATGTTATTAGATTTTGCAGCTATTGTAGGTGATAGTTTATCATATTATATGGATCATCAATTTAATGAATTAGATCCTTCAAAAGCTACTGAAAATGAGAACATATTACGTCATATTAGAAGATCAGGTGTAAAATCTTCTCCTCCTTCTCCTTCTACTGTTGTAGGTGAATTTTCAATAAGAGTAAATGTCGATAATCAAACAGGAGAACCATTAATTAGACAATTGCCAAAATTTACAAAAGGTTTACAATTAACTTCTAATTCTGGTATTAACTTTACATTATATGAAGATTTAGATTTTCTTGATGGAATTTATACACGTAAATTTTTAAATAGAAATGGTGGTTATTATATCTTAACTAAAGAAGGTTTATGTGTATCAGGAAATAAATCAGTTGAAACATTTTCTTTTGGATCAACTACTCAACAATTTCCAATTATATCATTATCAAATAATAATATTACACAGATAGAAAGAGTAGTCGATTCTGAAGGTAATGAATATTATGAAGTTGATTATTTATCACAGGATACAATTTATAAATCTATAAAGAATAATAATGGTGAAAATTATTATGAAATTTTACCTGCACCTTATCGTTTTGTAAGAGAAGATAATTTATTGACAGGACAAACAATATTAAGATTTGGTAGTGCATCAAAACAGGATTTACAAAATAATATATTAGTTGATCCAACATCTGCTGCAATATCTTTATATGGAAGAGAATATTTTTCAAAAATTTCATTTGATCCTGCATCACTATTAAAAACAAATAGTTTAGGAATATCTCCAAAAAATACTACAATTACAGTGACTTATAAATTCGGCGGCGGAATAAATCATAATATTTCTGCATATTCTTTAGAAAATGTAATATTGACATCAAATATTTTATTTGATCAAAATGCTTCAAATGCCGATATTGAAATTGTTTCGCGAAATATTTCAGTTCAAAATTCTAAGGCAGCTACAGGTGGTACTGATGGATTGACATTTGCACAGTTGCAAGAAAATATTCCTAATATGGTAAAAATGCAAAATAGAATTGTAAATTATCAAGATTTATTAGGAAGATTATACTCAATGCCGGCTCCTTTAGGAAGAATTGCAAAGGCTTCAATTGTTAATGATGAATATGATATTTTTAATAAAAATTTATATGTTTTATGTTATGACAATGAAAAATATTTAACATATGCAACAGATTCTCTTAAAAAAAATATATCAACATATATTAATGAATATAGATTAATAGGTGATTCATTTAGAATTATGGATGCAATAATTTTAAACTTTGGTATTAATTTAAAAATTCGAATAAAAGAAGGAGAAGATCCTGATATTATTAAAAATAATGTGATACAACGAATTATAACTTTTTCAAAATTTAGATTATATCAAATTGGTCAACCTATAATTTTAGATGATTTATATAATATTGTAATTAATACACCAGGTGTATATTCTATTGCTTCTAATAAAAAAGATTTTATATACTCAATATCTGGGAATAAAAATCCACCAATTGGTGCAACAAGAATTAATCAATTAATATATTCAAATAATACATTCAATTCAATTATATTAAATACAAAAGATATTTTATATCCTCCTACAGGTGCTATTTTTGAACTAAAATATCCTGAGTACAATATTAATATTTATATCGTTAAATAACTTTAAAATAATTTATAATTAAATTCTAATAAAGATTTTGGATTTAGAACAATGTATATCATTTATCCTTGCAAAAAAGACACATATATTACAAATAGATCATATTTAAATATTGATGGTAAATATGCAAATTTTGGAAGATCTTCTACTATAGATTTATATAAAATTTATAATGAGAATTCTCAAACAAAACAACAAGCAATATTAAAACTCGTAGACTTGCCTGAAGATCAGTCAAAATTTAAAATCAAAAATTATTTAGACGTTGAATATATTTTTAAATTTGATACTAATATATCACCTGAAGATAGTGGTCAAATTATTAATAATAATATTATAATAGGAATACAAGGATTACAAGAGATAGTAGACATTGTTGATGTAATTAAAAATACAATTAATACTCCTTATAGAAATATTATAGTAGATGCGCATTCATCAGGTTTAATCGGCATAACACAGGATAAATCAGGTTTTACGAAAGAAGTAAATATTGAAATTAATATAACAAATGAAATAACAAATCTAGAATTAATTCAGGATTTCGCTAGGGTAGAACAATCGATAGGTTTACTTTATTTTGATTTAGAAAAAGATAATGAATATTTTAGTTATGATGTTGTTAAAGATAATATTCAAATTGATTTATCATTAAAAGATGTCACATCAGGTGTATCAAAACCTCGTGAATATGAGTTGTTAGTTTTACCATTGAATAAAGAATTTAATGAAGGATTAGGTAGAGATGTATATAATCTAAAAGATATTGATTCTGCAAATTATATTTTATCAAATTATAATGGTCAAATAAATCAAAAGTATTATTGGGAAACAAGTGGCAGTTTAGGTTTAATACAAAAAAGTGGATCGATCGAAAATACTGATCTTATAACTCATTGGAATAATTATAATTTTTTAAATTGTAAACAAACTTTTCTAGAATCCGAGAATTTGAATATTAATGTAACTAATATATATGATTCATATTGGGATGATATAAATTCTATTAATAATAATGGATTAGCAATATTATTTTCTAGCCAAAGTTTATATGATGATGAAACATATTTTGCAAAAAGATTTGCTTCTAGTCATGCTAGAAATTTGACAATAAGACCTTCATTGAATATATTAATTGATGATTCTTCATATTATATTAATCAAAATCTAGATTATTATTTCAATATTGAAAATTCATCTATTCTATACAACAAATTAGGTAATAAATTAACAAATATCAAAAAGTTAGGAAATAATAACCAATTAGTTGATATCATTGATGAAGATTTAATATTAAAAATAACATCATTAAATACTTATATGTCAGATCCAGGTGTACCTGCAAATCCAAGTGCTAATCCTCCTGTCATTGCAGTTGACCCAACATATTCTCCGGTATATCAGGATGAATTTCCAGTGTATCAATTAAAAGATATTAAGAATAATTCTATACAAGGTAATTATTATTCGAAATGGACAATAAATTATTTTCTTTATGAAGAATTATTATCTTTACTTGAAACAAATTCTTCATTAGAATTTAAATTCGAGTGGAAATTAAATGATATATTAATATATACTGAAAATAAAAAGATATATAATTCTATAAAAGAATCATCTAACTCATTTAAAAGATTAAGATCTTCAATTAAATTATATTCTCCTGATTTATCAATTACTGATACTGTACATAAAATGAATGTAACTTTTTATGATCTAGATGCACAACATGATTCAGTAAAAACTCCATTTTCTTTAGTAGGATTAGACGTAGGAGATATTTTTTATGAAGTAATTGATTATGATACTCGTGAAGTATTAATTCCTTTGACAAAAACAAAAAATGCAACAAAATGTTTAAAAGAAAAAGATTTTTATTGGTTTCCTTATTTTAATTCAAGCATTTTTAAAGGAAGAAGAATACAATTTATTTTCAAATCAGATCAATTTGAATTTAATAATTTATCAATAAATGCAAATGAGATATTTAAGGTAGGAAACAATGGTTAATTCTTATAATTCAAATAGTTTTTATTTCGATAAAAAGAAATATATTAATAAAAATAACCGTAGTAATGGTAACAATGTTAATCTTTCAAATGAAGGAATCATTGCAAAAGAAGAAAGTGAATATTTTTTTCAAAATAATGATAGATTTGACACATATAAAGGATTATTTAATACACAACAACTGATAGGTTCAATTGATTTTGATAGATTTGAAAATCATTGTTTTTTCGATTCTGCAGTTTCTAAAACTGAATATTCTTTTAATCAAATTTATGATAAATTTCCTATTGATGGATCAAAACAAGAAGTACAAGACTTTTTAAACAATATTGATGGTTTTACAAGAAATATTTATAATCAAATTGAAAAGAACATAGGTTATTTAAAATTTAATAATTCTTATATTTCTGTTAAAAATGAATCAGGTTATTTATTTTCTTTTCAAAGAAATGAAAAAATTAATTCAAAATTAACAAATTCATTTTTAAGTCCAAAAAATAATTCTTTTTCATTTGATTTTAGATGTTTTATTAATGATTCAGTTAATACAAATCAGGTTATATTTCAATATTTAAATACAAACTTACAAAATGGATTAACTTGTTGGATAAAAAATATTTTTTCAATAGGACAAAGAAAATATGCAAATATATGTTTTTCATTAACAAATAATGATCAATCAGTCAAAAATTTTATTTTATGTAAGTTTTTTGTTGAAATAAATAAATGGAATCATATTATAATTTCTATAAAAAAAGACAATAAATCTTCAAAAGAAATTGATGTTATCTTAAATGAGAAAGTTATATCTTTTGAAGATTTATTACCTACAACTACTATAGAAAATTTAAAAAATTATAAAATAGAGTCATTTGAATATCAAAAAGATATTAATATCGAAGATTCAATATATTTTAATATAGGAAAAGGCCAAAATCATTTAAATACAAGATATAGTTATTTTAATTTAAATTCAGTAAATAATTATAATGGTTACTTGGATGAATTTAGATATTTCCATTGTTCTTTAGATAAAAATTTTTCAATCAAATATAAAGACCAAAACATTTTTGAAATAGAAAATTTAAAATTATATTTTAAATTTAATGAGCCTGATGGATTATATCAAAATAATTCGATTGTATTTGATCATTCAGGATATTCATTACACTCTAGGATTAATTTAAATAATTCTAATATCGTTGGAAATGATTTTCGAAATCAAATATCTTTATTAAGACAAAAATCAATAGGAAATTCTTCTTTAAAATATGAAAATATCGATTTAAATCCTGTATTAATTCCTTCATATCAAAGACACATAGATTTAAATAAAAGTATTTTAGAAGAAGCACAAAATTATGATAGAGCAAATCCAAATTTAATTTTTAAATTAATTCCTAAGCATTATTTATTACAAAGTGCTGACCAAGATGGTTATATTGAAGATTATAGAAATTATAATTCACAAACCTATAATAATGATTCATATACTAATGATTTAGAAAATTTCCCAGGTCAACAAAAGGCAGAAGCTTCACAAACATTTGCAAATATTTTAATAGTTTGGGCTCGTTTCTTTGATCAATTAAAATTATATTTGCAAATACTTCCAAAAATGATAGAAATCGATTATAGTGATATTAATAAAAATTCAATTGTAAATTTCTTTATTCCTTTAATGTCAAAATTAAATGGATTTGAATTTAAAGAAATATTAAATAGTCCTATAGGTAAATTATTAGATGGATATATATCTGGAAAAGATCCAGAAGAAAAAAGTAATTTAACATTAAGATATATACAAAATGAAATTTGGAAAAGGGTTTTAATTAATTCAAATGACATTATTACATCAAAAGGTACAATTGCATCAATAAGATCAATATTCAATTCAGTAGGTATTATTCCAGAAGAATATTATCGTTTTAGAGAATATAGACGTATTAAAAATAAATTTATTGATGATTCATATATCAGTAAAAATAAAAATATAAACTACTTAAATTTTTATAATAGAGATTTTTCAAATTATATTAATAATTCTACAAATTTATATCATGAATATTATTATAACAAAAACAAATTAATGATTAATCAACCTAATTTTAATTTTCAAAACTATATAGTTGATAATACAATAAATTTCAATAATATTTGTATTGAATTTTTACTTTCATATTCAAATTTGGTAATAAATAATGATAATATATTGATAGAATCTATTTTAAAATTTGAAAATCCTACTGAAGAATTTAATCCTGTCAAATTTGAACTAATTTTTGTCAAAGAATCAACATATTCAACAAAAGGAAATTTATATTTATTTGTTAGATCAAACGATGATTATTCTCAAATTAATTTTGATATTGACAACTTACAAAATTATCCATGTCTACGTAATGTTGAATTATTGGATGGTAGTCAATGGCACTTTAATATTCAATTTTTAAAAAATATTCCAACTGTAAATGAAAAAAATGAAATTATTTTAACAGTTCAAAGAGCAGGAAATGTTAATAAATTTGATTCGAAAAAACAAATTAAATTTGTGATGGATATTAATAATATAATTCAATCTTCAACAGATATTTTTGATAATGAAAATTTACGAATAACATTCGGTTCTCGTAAATCAATAGATGAGATTCAAAATTCAGGATTTAGAGCAGGTACATTATTTCCTGAGATATCTCCGTTTTCTGACAATGTATTAATTAATAATTTTTCAAATATTATTAATAATGATGATCTTTTTGAAAATTATATAAACTTTAATGGTAATATTTCAAATATTAAAATATGGAAAAAATTATCTGAATTTTCTAATTCTGAATTAGATGCACATGCATTAAATCCCTCATCCATTTATCTGGAAGAATTAATATATTCAACAAAAAATTTAAAAAAAATATCTGACTTTTTATTATTAAATGTTTCATGTCAACATTTATTACAAGATTATGAAACATTTAATAATAATTCAGATGACATAAAATCAACATTTATAAAATTAATTGATTATAGTCAAAATTTAAATCTAAATTTATCAAACTCACAATATAAAGAATTTATTGATTATGGTTTATTAACAACTTCAAATGAAAATATTGTTTTTGAAGATTTAATTAATACAATATCTTCCGGCAAATCATTAAATATTCATGAATTTGACATTAAATTTGACGAGTTAAATGAATCAAATAAAGTTTCAATTGGAGGTTATTTTAATGAAGAATTGTCAAACAAAGAGAATGTTGAAATAGCACCAGTTCATTATGTTAATCAAAACTTTAGAGTTAAAAATAATAATAAATTTTCAATTGAAATGTCGAATGTAAAGCATCTAAATGAAGATATATCAATATTGATATCTAATTTAGATTATTTTTCAAATTTATTAACAGATTTTGCAAATCTTAATGAAATTAAATACATTGATCTAGAAAATATTCAAAATTTATATTTTCAAAGAATAACATCAACAAAATTAAAAATGACACCATTGTATGAAATATATCAGATTTTTGATAATATATTAACTGAAATGCTGACAGAATTTATAGCCAGTCGTGTTAATTTTTATAATAATATTTATGTAATTGAATCACATGCTTTAGAAAGACATAAATTTAATTACAAATATTCTGAATCGCAAAATGTTATAAAAGGAAATTATTATTATGATTCTTCATTCTCGAATAGTAATTCTTTTATATACAGTAAGAATAATAGTATTAGATCAATTAATTACTTAAATAAGGAAGGCAGAATTTATCGGGAACATCATTAAGATTATAATTAAAATTAATTATAAGGTATTTTAATGACAATTCAAATAAATAAATCTCAAAATTCATTTTCACCTTTTTATGATCTTGAAAAAAATGATTTAGTATGTTTAGAAATAATCGAAAAAAATGAAGAAGTAGCTGCAAGGACAAATGTATTAGAAATAAAAGATGCAGGTATTATTATTAATTGTAAACCTTCAATTGGAGATAATACAAAAAGAAATTCGAATTTTTTTCAAAACAAAACAACTCTTTTAAATAAAAATAAAAAACAATTAACAAATATTATTTTTCAAGAAGATATAGACTCAAATAGTTTAAAACAAATTAATGAACAAAAAAATTATGAATCTTTTGTTAATGAAACAAATTATATTATTAATAATATTAGAAATGTATTAAATGTATTAAATTCAAATTTAGAAAAAACAACTAGATTTATTAATTTAGATAGCACTTTTCATTTAAGTGATAATTTATTAGTTAATAATTTAGGAGTTAATCCTTATTTTAATGACAATTTAATTAGTTTTAATTATCCTAGTGCAATAAAAATATTAAATAATGATGTCGAAAAAGATTTATTGCCTGTTGATGATCCTTTAAGACAACAGTTGATTTATTCAATTAGATATCCTATGAATCATATGTCTCATATTAATTTTAATGAAGGTATGCATATTGAACCATTTGCAATTACAAATCAAATTCAATTTAAAACAAAACAAGAATATGAATTTAATCGATTTTATAGTAATATAAATAATTCACAAGACACTCGTGGAAACGTTATTGAATTTAAATTTAAATATAATAACAATGATACAAAAAATATTCAATTTTATGACAATATTAATTCAAAAACAATTATGATTAATTCTAAAAAAAATGAAGAAATAGATTCTTATATTGAAGAATATTTTGAAGATGACATTACAGGAAAAGTAATTGATTCTCAAGGTAATTTATCAAAAAATAGAAAATTTAGAATTAAAAATTCAAATAATAAAAGAAAAGTTTTTAGTAATTTTTTTATATCACCTCAATCTTATATTTTTTTAGATAATAGATTACCAATAGCACCTTTTAATGATAATAATCAAAATGTAATATATTCAGAATTAAATTATCATGATTTAACTTTTAAAGAAATTTTTAAAAATAATAAATTAATAGAAAATATAAGAAATCGACAATCAAATGTTTATTATGAAAAAAATGAAAAATTTTCCTCATGTGGTTTTGATTGGTCTTATACAAATAGTATAGGTAAAAATTCAATAGCTTTTAAAGGATTAGAATAATAAAATGGAAAAAAGAATAAAATCGATAGGTAGTTATCAAAAATCAGGAAAATTATTTCTTAATGAATTCAGTCGTATACAGAAAAAAGATTCTTTTGAAAAAAATGAATATTATTTAGATTTTTTTAGTAATGGAAATAAAGTATTAAATACAACATGGTATAAAAATGAAAATATATTTTCAAACATTTTTAATGAATATACTAGCCTTGTTTTTGATAAAATTAAGCTTAATCAAATATCTCAAGGTGTTTCTTTTCCAGAAGGAAGTATTATTAATCATACATTAAAAGCACCTGAATCATTTAAAAATCGATTTATTTTAGGTAATAATTTAAATCAAAAAATTAATACATCTGATATTGCAACACCTTCTTCTTTTCCAAATGATTATTATATCGATAAAGCTTTTAAATTGTCATATAATGCATCATATGCTAAAAATATTTCTATAAATGAATTAAATAAATATAATCAAATTAATCTAGATACAAATATTAAAAAAGTTTTTTTAAATAAATGGAAAGAAAATAATATCGATGATGCTTTTAATGATTCAGATCAAAACTATTTAAATATCAATGTAAATACTTTTTTTACGTCAGGAGGAGAATTTGGTTTATTAAAAGATCCTATTATAAATCAATTATCTTATAAAAATTTTGAAAATATTAAAAATAAATTAATTAATAATGAATTAGATAAAATAAATGCAAAAAATAAATATTCAAATCTAGATTCAAGTCAAAAAAAAGAAAAAGTTATTGAAATTGACTTGAATATTCCTAATGACTTGATATTGCAATATATGGCAAAAACAACAGTTGATGATATTATTCGTAATCCATCAGCAAATAGAGTTAATATTGACACTGAAAGTACGATGTATTTTAGTAAAATCAATACAACAAACTCAAATCAGCCTAATTATTTAAATCAAATTAGATTTCAAAATAATATAGAAGATAGAAAAATTAATCGTTTTAATACTCCTTTTGCAATATATAATTTTTCATATAAAAACTGGGAAAATAGAGGTTTATTTTTTCCATTATTACATATTAAACAAAGTTATTTAACTCTTCCTGAAAGATATCGTACAATTAATTGGAATAATAATACATTAAGCGGAATTGCATTACCTAAAATTAATTATTCGAATAATAATATAACTAGTTTTTTGGAATACTTTAAGAAATATTTCATATCACATGACACATTAACAATGACTTCTACTTTAAATGCTAAAAAAGAAGGAAAATCTAATGATACAAATAATAAATACCAACAAGGTACATTTAAAGATTATTCTCATACAATAATTAGTTTACCTACTGAACAGTTTGGATTTCCTAATCATTATAAATTTCATTGTTTTTCTGACAATTTATTAAATTTAAGTAATTTTATTGAAAAACCTTTTGTATTATCTAGAACTAATTTTAAAGCAAATGTTGAAGTAATAGGTGAATTTGTTAATGAAGATTCTCAATATTATGAAGAGCCATTTAATTTATGTCTAAATTATTTTTTAATAAAACAAACAGAGTTAGATAAAAATACAAATATTAATACAAAGATTAAACCTTTTGCAAATAAAACGAATATTGCAAATTATAATTTTAATTACACAGATGATGATAATAATAACGTGCAGGAATTTAAATTAAATAATTTAACATTCGATTTCGATGATATTAATTCTGATAATTTATATGATGAAGAGTATATTATTCGAAAATTATCTGATGATACAGATCATTATAATTCTACTTACACAAATCCTTTATTTTATTTTTCTGGACCAAATTCATCTTTACTTTCTAATACTAGAATACCAGATAAGTTAAATAAAAAATATGTAAGAGAGATTATAAATTATGGAAATATATTATTTTTAACACCATCAGTTAATAACTTTTCTAGAATTATTAAAAATGATGGTGTATATAAATTATTAGAAAATAATAATTTTGATTCTTTTAAAATAATTGAATATCCTGATCATTTAAATTTATTAACAACAAATAACTTAACAGGATTAATTGATTTTTCAGGAGAGATAAATATAAATTCTATTTGTAAAATACCTTCACAAATAAATATTAAACATCAAATAAATGCTCATTTATTGAATTTAAATTTTGATTTACCTTCAAATAATAATTTCGAAAAATTTTCAGGCACTCGAACATTAGATGAAATAATATCACCAAAACAATTCCAAACAAAGAAATTTTTAGAAATTAATTTTAAAGATACATTTGATTATACGACTCAAAATTTACCTTTTGTCATATCAGACAATGATCAAAATGTTTCACAAAAAGTTGAAATTCCTAGTGGAATAATGAGTGATTATTATTTATCACAATATCAAAATATTTCAAGTGATACGCAATCAGAATATGTTTTATATCCAAATGATAAAATTGCAATTTGTGTTTCTATTTCACCTTCTATTCATCCTTTAAAAGCAAAACAATTAATAAAAATAAAAAAAGGAAAATGCAAAATATCATTATTTGGATATCATAAAAATGATTCTAGAAAGATATATGATGAAAATAGATTATTAAAAAATTATAAATCAAATAATTTCCCATCAGTAATTATAGGTGATATTTTAAATACAAATGAATATTCTGATCTTAAACAATTAAATTATTTAAATTATTTAGATAGACAATTTGATAAAACGTTAGATATTTATAATGATAGAGAATTGAGTACAAATCCTTCAATATTAAAGCAAGGAAAAACATTTATTCCTTATTTAAGAATAGGAAATGATTATAATTTAAATACTAAAGAAAAATTTATATATGATGATGCATTTTTACAATATACAACAGAAAATGAAACAACCGGTTTAAATAAAAAATATTTTGTAAATAATATTTTTGACTCAATTTTAATGTATAAAAAATATAAATATTCAATTCCTGTCACATCAGTAATTACACAATCAGGAACAGAATATATTGAAAATATTGATGATTATTCACAAAATATTAATAATTTAAATCTTAAACAATTTAATATGTATTTTAGCTCAAAAAGATATGGCCATTTTAGAGATATTCTAGAACAAAGAAAAGATACAACAATGTACAATATGTCAGGATTAAAAAAAGAATCAGTCGTCTCAAAACAATATATTGATTCCAGCGATGGCTCGTTGATAACAGATTTATCTTTATTGTATGGGACAAATAAATCATTAACTTATGAATTAGTTGATTCCAAAGGTGTTCCTGTATCAGCTGAAGATAATATAACTTTTAATGGTGTTGAGAATCTTCCTTATCCTTTTTATGACAATATTGTAAGATGGAATAATAATTGGACTTGGTCATATGATGATATTTTAAATTTAAAGCATGTTGCTTTTATGGAAAACGTAACACAATAATTAATTATAATTAAAAAAAATAATAAAAGGTATAAATTGTGTTATGGCAGGTATTTTAGATAAAAAACAAAGAATAATGGATTTTTCTTTAACACGTGAAGGTTATAAACAAATTCAGAATGGTGATCTAAGAATTAAATATGCAAGTTTTAGTGATAAATTTGCTATATATGATACCAAAGAAGATAGTATTAATATCGCCGATGAAGAATCTATGCCTTTTTCTTTTGAAACGTTTGATAATAATTTTGATACTATTAATCAAGAAATTGATATTTTAAATACCAGCATTTTTAATAGTAATATTAATAATAATATGAAATTTATTACTGATTATCAATCTAATTTGATTAATATTAATAATGGATATATCACATTCGAAAATGAAAATACAATTTCGAATGATATCATTTTTCAAGAATTATCAAATACAACATTAACTGCAATTAATAATTCTTCTATGCTATTATCTGACAATTTATTTAATTATAATTCAGAAACTGGTAAAAATGAAGACATATCAATAAAACTTAAATCTATTAATGACCTATTAATAAAAGACTCTTTTGATTTAAATAATTCTTTTTCATTAAATACTTTAAATAATAATTTAATAAACAATTTTAATAATAATTCATATGTAACATGTTTAAATAATATTATTTTAGATGATAAATCTTTATTTGAAGATTCAAGATTTATTGAAAAATTACCTTTTATGTTTTTGCCTCCATCAAATATGAATACAAATGTTGCTTCAAAAAATAATAATATTTTAAACACATATAATTTTGCAATTGATAAAAGAATAAAATCTAAAATACTATATAAAGGATTTAAAAATACTGGTAATTTAGAAATAAATAAGGTAAAATTAAATGATTTATCAAGTGATGAATTAATTAATTCAATTAAAAATATAGAAATTTTATCAAAAGAAAAAATTTTAAATTATATTGATAATATTGATTTAAATACTACTAAAGAATTTTTTAATAATCAAAGAATATTAAGTTTTGAATTAGAATTTGAAAAAATGGAAGTAGATTCTCAATTTTTATTTCAAATGTATGAATCAAACAATAGTCAATTAAAATTTAATAAACTATTAGTTATTGATCATGGAGAAATATTTGATCCTACTTCACAAAAGAATATTCAATTATATTCATTAGGGAAATTATATCATTCTAAAATTGATGTTGATATTTCTAAGGAAGATGAAACTGATAAAATTAGAAATTATATTCAAAAAGATAATTATTTATTTGTAAATTTATTTACAATTTTGACTGAATAGTGAGACTACAATATGTTACAATTAAATACCCAGAAAATATTTAAAAATACTTTTCAAAATTTTACGAAATATTTTAAGATAGTAAATAATGAAAAAGTGTATATGAATAAAATATCTATTGATATAGAAATTACTTCAGATACAATACTAGAAAATGATTTAAAATATTTAAAATTAATAAGTTCAAACTCATATATAAATTCAGAAGAAGCAAGAATAAATAATAATCTTTTTGACAATAATCAACAAATTAATTTAACAAATTTTAGTTCTCAAAAAAATCAAGTAAGTATAAAAAATTTATCATATCAATTAAATAATACAAAAAATTTACAAAAAAATATTAAAAGTTTATTAGGTTCTATAGATTCTACATCCAAACAAGTTAATTTATTAAATCAAAACAAAACAAATATTACACAACAAAATATATATGAAGTTATAACACAAAAAAATAATATTCATACACTTTTCTTTAATTTACAATATAATAGTAATGAAAAAGAAAATAATAAAAATATTTATGATTTCATAATTTATGCTTTTAATAGTAAAGATCAAATTATTGACAAATATGAAATACAATCACAAAATATAATAAGTTTTAAAGAAAAAGATCTATTCAAATTAGAAAAGTCAGTTGAATATGCAGATTTATCTAATACTTTTGAAATAAAATTTAATAATGATTTAAGTGATAATACCAAAAGAATTATTAATTTATTATCAAATCCTATTAATATTCAATTAATAAAAGAATATTCAATAAAAAATTCAGTACAATTAATAAAAAACATTGATATATTTGAAATATATGAAGGAAAAATTATTGAAAAAAAGCAAATTCAGTTTGATTTAAATTCTAATAATCATGAATTAATTTTTAATAATAAAATAGAACTATCTTTAAATCTTAATCAGATTGAAGTCGAATATAAAGTAGTAATTCATGATTGTTTTAAAAATATATTTATTTACAATAAAAAACAAAATAATATTCAAAAGGTTTATAATAATAGCAAAAAAGAATATGAAAATAAAAGTTTAATTACAAATATTCAATATGATTTTGACGATTTATTTATCGATTTTATTTTCAAAAAGAATATTTTTGAAGTCAATATTAAATTATATAATATTTTATCTAATAAAAATTTGCATATTAGTTCTTTAAAAATATCTAATATTGAATTAATTAATAATTGTTTTTTAGACATTGAAGGATTTAATAAAATCGATTTTAAAAGAAATCTATATGAAATATTTAACAAGAAAGAAGATTTAAATTTTTATATTTTAAATCGTGATTTTAAAGACAAAATAGAAAATATTATTTTAAATAATGAAAAAATGAAAATTACATTTTATGATTCAATTACACAAAAAAATGTAATTATATATAAAAATGTATATGTTAATTATGTAAACTTTTACAATAAATTCAATCAGTCATTGACAATTACAAATCAAAATATTGATGATTATATTAAAATTACTAATGATTTAACATATTATAATTTAAATTATAAACTTTCATTAAAAGATCTAGATTTATTTAAAAAATTTAGTTCAGAATCTACTGATTTATTATCATTAAACTATGATCGTTTTTTAAATGAATCAAATAAAGAAATATTTTTTAATGAAATAAATCAGATTTATAATTTCTATGTTATTTTGAAAAAGAATATTATAACAAACAATCAAAATATTGAAAAATACGAATTAAAAAGAATTCAATCAGAAAAAGACTTAATTGATATTAATTTAATAGATGATACTAATTCTTTACGAGATAATATTCTACTTCAAAATGTTTTATATAAAAAAATATTTTTTGAATCAAAAATGTTTGTGATACCTAATAATTTATTTTCAATTTCGAATAAATATCAAATTCTTAGCAAGATAAAACAGATAATATCAATTAATAACAAATATATTTTAAATAATGAAGAAGAAATTAATCAAATTTATAATATATTAAATCGATTAAATGACAAAGGAATAAGTAATTTAAATAACTTTGAGATATCTTTTATCTATAATTTGTTTTCTATCAATGAGACATATGCTAGAAGTAATTTTAAAATAATTAATAATTTTGAATATGAAAATAGAAGAATTAATTCTCATAAAAAAATCTATAATAATAACAATAATTTAAAATTTAATATTACAAAAATAAATCTAGATAAATATTTAGAAGTTGATTTTTATCTAAACGTAGAAGAATTAAATAAATATAATATCAAAAATGATTCAATTATTATATTTTTTAACGATTTGATTAGAAGAAAAAAGATATTCTTTGAAAAAATATATAATGTTGCTGATAATTTATTAGATACTGACGTTTATGATTTATTTTTAAATAAAAATCAATTAATTACTCAAAATGATTATGATGATATTTTTTATGAAATGAATACAAATTCTATTTTTTCATACTCTTTTGTCTCAAAAGATCAAATTAAATTAAATGTTAAAATTAATTTAAAAAATTGTGTTAAATTAATAAACTTCATTAATATCATCAAATCAAATAACATAAGTTCTTTAAATATTAAGAATACATATGTTAAAATAAAATTTATTGATGACAATCTATTATATGTTGATGAAAAATATAATAAATACAATATTTTGATCAGTATTGATATGCCAAAATCTTATATTGGATTTGAAAATTTAACTGATATTTAAACTTGAAAATTTATTTTTATAAAATAGATATATTCATAATAATATTAAAGAATATATGGTTAGTTTATGGCAATATTTCAAAAAGATTTAGAAAGAATAGACTTTTTAAATCAATTTTATAATAAAACTTTAAAAGCAGAATTATTACAATTTTTAGATTTAACTAAAGATTATAATTATACAGGATTAGATATTGATTTTGAAATAAAAAATAATTTAATAGGGCAATACAATAAAAGTATTTCTTATTTAAATCTAATAAACAATAATCATATATCTTTTTTTGAAAATAATATAAGAAATTTATCCGATAAATCAAAAAAAATAGTTAATAGTAATGAAAAATTATTATTCGAAATAAATAATGAATTTAATTTATTAAAACAAAAAAAAGATACAGATTCTTCTTTAAAAAATATTGATATTGCAAATATTTTTTTTAATGAAAATCAATTTAATGAAACATCTGATTTCATGAATGGATATTTTTTGTTTAATAAAAAATTATATTCATCAATTGAAAATAATGATGAAGATATTAACAATGAAAAGTTTAAAAAATTTCCATTACTATTCGATTACTTCAATAATTTAAAAGACAAATTTATTAATGAAAGTATTTTCTTTTTTCCTGATTTTAATGCACCAAAAATATTTAAAAGAATATTAAATACACATCAATTAACAGAAGATTTAAGTACAAATAATATTTCTGGAAAAATAAATCAAATATCTAAAAATTATTTATCACATACAATATCTTTAGATGATAATTTTAAAATAACAAATTTTAAAAAATATCCTATATCAACATCAGGTTTAAGTCAATCAATTTATAATATTATTTCAGGTCAAGATTATTACTCAAATAACACTTTATTTTATGGAATTATTCCTTTTGCTACAATTAATCACTTTCGAAAATTATTTGATAAAACTTTACTTACTGAAATTACAGACGTTTCAATTTTTCAAAAAGATACGATGAATGAATATTTACCTTTTAAATTTATAAATAGAGAAGACATATTAATTTGTGAAGAAAAAAATGCATTTGTAGAATTAGTAAAAGAAATTGAAAAAGAGTTATATCAAAATATAAATTCAGATAATGATATTTTATTGCATAATTTTGAAAAAAGTGATATCTTAAAATTAAATCCTTTAAATTATAAAAGTTTGTTTATTAATAATGATTTCTTTAATATAGATAGATTAATTAATCCAAGTAAAGAAGTAATTCATTCAATCGGAAATAACTCGTTAAATTTAATACTAATTGATAAAAATACAAAATTAGATCTAGATACAAATTTAAATCAAAATAGACATAACAAATTTAAAGTATTTAAAAATAAAATAATAAATACAAATTTTTCACAGGTAAATTTTGATGATATTAATTCTTTAAATATGAATATTCATATTACAGATGATGATTCTTTAAAATATAAAGAAACACCAATAAAATATTTAGACGATATACACAAAGATTCTTCTAAAAAAGTAGGTTTAAATTTATTAAAATTAATTGCTTCAAAGATTCAAACTGATAATTTGACTGTATTAAGTACTTCTACTAATTATACAATAAATAATCTTTATAATCTTCCAGGACCTACTATAAATGACATTACAAAAAATAATGAAAATGCCAATACTCCTCTAGACACTTCATCTAGCGTTTCTATAAGGGCAATATCTAACCAAAGAAGAGGTGCATTACCAGCATCTTTAAATTTAAATAATAATATAAGAAATATAAATGAATTTGACAATAAAAATATTAATAATAACATAATAACACAAAATGCAAATTTCAGTGAAATTCTTCAATACACTAAAAAATCAAAATTAATTCAAAATACAAAAGGTTTATCAAATATTTCATTTTTTAATGAAGAAAATAATTTCGCATTATCTATAATAAAAAATAGATATTTAATAAACGATGTATGTATAAAATCAAAAAAGATAATAAAAGGAAATATTTCACAATTTTTAAAAAATCAAAATTCTTTTCTAAAAGAAATATCTGACAATAATAATTTGATTCATTATCGATCATTGGATTTTTCAAAAGTTAAATCCAATTTATTTAATAAAATTAATAATAAAAATTTAAATAATTTTTCTCTAAACACTTCACAAAATAGAAAAAATATATATAGAGATAATATAACAATCGAAGATTCATTAGGTTTTTTAAGTAATTCAGATTATCAACTAAAAAAAGAGTTAATTGTTAAAAATAATAATTATATTGCTAATGATTCATTACTAAATATTACAAATACTAATTTAACAAATTTAAATCATGAATTATTAAATATTGACAAAGTGATTACACAAACAGATATTACAAATATTTATGAAAATACAATTACTGATGATATAATTTACAAAATAAAAGATCAATATTCAAATAATTTATTACATTTTTCTAATAACAATTCATTGTTTGAATATATAAAAAATTATTGCAAAAACTATATTAACAAAAATTTAAATGAAAATGATCATTTAAATAATTTTAAAAATAGAGCAAATATTGTAGAAACTGCATCATTATTATGGTCAATATCTTCTAGTTGTAAAAATATATCATCTGAAAATAAATTTAATCTTAAAAAGAATTTAATTGATAGTTTATTATTCGAATTTATTCTTAAAAATGATAATAGAAAAAACACAAATGAAAATATAAAAAGTTCTAATGATATTAAAAAATTAATAATTAATGATATTACTCCTGACGTCATATCAGATATTTCAGGTTTTTACGTGTGGAGTAATAAACTTAAAAATATTGATATAAAAAATTTATCACAATATAATCCTTATGATAATTCGGAACATTTAGAACAAGATGGATTATTTTACCATTTTCTTTTTTCAAATTTACATCAAAAAATGTATTTCAAGAACACTAAAAATGGAATACAAAAATATAATAATGACTTTGATCCTCATGAATATTTAAAATCAATTTTATGTTTTTATATGACATCAGATGAATTTAATAATAATAATGTATTTTTTAAGAATATATTAAATTCAGGATTTTTTGATTATTTTGATGAATCAAATGAATATGAAAACGTATTTTTACCTTATATTGAGTACTCAACTTATGAAGAAAAACCATGTTTTATTGTATCTTTAAAAACAAATGATATATCAAAATTGAATTCTTTGAAAGACAAGATTAAAATAAAATTAAGAAGTATAAAAATAGATGAAAGTCAACAAATAAAATTTAGTAGATTCTTTAAAAATATTGATTATATAATTGAAAATATTGATGATATTATTACTGACAAAAATATATTGAATATTGCAATTATTGAAAATAGCTTTTTAAATAATAATGATTCAAATTCTTTCTTGCAAAATTTAATTATAGAAATGTTAAATTTCCCTGAATTTAAAAATAAATTTAATAACATTAGTTCACTTTCACAATTACAAAGTACTGATATTGAAGATATTAAAATCATAAAAAATATTATTGATTCAACATTATTAATATGTTCCGATATTTTTAATAAAATGTTTATTGAAATTCAATCTTACAATTCTTTGGTTATGAGAATTTTTGATTCAAATTTTTATTTTCAACATAATAAAAATATTTTAAAAAATTTAGGTAGAATAAATTATAATGATTCTTTAAATACAAGAAATGTTTCAGAATATATTTTGAATGATGAATATAAAACGTTAATAGGTGAAAACAATTTAGAAAGAATAATGAATTATTATAATTATTTAGATAATTCATTTAATCAAAAATTTGAAAAATCTGAACTTGACTTACATAAATTAAATAACACTTTAAAACCTTCTGAAAAGAAGTTTATTAATACATTATCATCTATATTAGGTATTTCAAAAGAGGATATTTTAAAAATATATACATATATGAGTATTAAACCTGAATTAAATTCTAAGAACATTAATATTTTCGAATATTTTAATACTCATACTCTTCCTTTATCTAAAATTATAAAAAACAAAAAAGAATCTGATGGTATATTTGATTTAAATCGTGATTGCTCTACTTTCATATATGATTATATGCATGAGGTTGATGGTATATACAATAATAATCTTTATGTAAATATACCTTATAAAGATAATGAATATCCTTCTCAAAGTGACATAGCATCGGTTGAAAAATTTAGTGGTGAGTACTATAGTTTAATTTCTAATATTATGGAAAGAATTGATGGGAATAGAAATATTTGTGATAGAGATAAATCAAATGAAATTGAAACTTTACAGTTTAATTCAATTATAAATTTAAAAGATATTTTCAATTATATTATTGCACCTTCATATGAAACAAGAGAAAAATATCATAATATTGAAGTATATAATCAAAGTACTAAAGAAATAAATCAAAATTCAGGTTGTAAAAACTTAAGTGAAGATGATTTAAATTATTTAATCGACATTGAAGATTTAAATGTCATAAAACCTATTAATTCAGGAGTAATGACATATAAAGATATTTTTATTAAAAATTATTCTTTAAATCTACGAAATATTGAATTTGAAAATATATTTGATATTAATAATAATTGGTATAATCATATATCTAGAGGTTTAATATTGAATGACTTTACTAATATTCTAAATTCTGAATTTGTTATTTATTATAACAATTATAAAAATGGTATTGGTTTAGACACTTATGAAATTTATCAATATTTAAATGAAATTCGTACAAATAATAAAAATTATTCAAATGACAATTCTCTTACGACATATAACTCAAAAGATTATTTAAAACAGAATACTACATTAAATAATTTTATTTTAACAAAAAACAATATTGATTTAAAAAGATCATATATAAAAAATACATTTGATGGTAAAAAAATTAAAAATTTAATTGACATATATGACAAAAAGAATAAAGACATTAATGAAACTTTAAAGTATTTAATTTCTAATAATGATATATTATTGACCAATTTTAAAGATTATTATTTAAATAATTTTGTTAATAATCAACAATCTTTATATACTTCTAATGCTCCTCAAATCGATAATACTAATAAATATTTATTATTAAATCAAAATCTAAAGTTAAATGATTGTCATATATTGACAATAGGTGTAGAAGAAAAAGATTTTAAGAATAACAATATGATCATAGTAAATGTTGAAATGATTGATCATGATTTTCCATTAATTCAATGGGAATCAAAACAATTTGAATTTGACTTATCAATTGATGATGCATTTAATGAAGTATTTCAAAAAAATGAAATATTTAAAACAACAGGTGATGCAGTTAAAAATACTATTACTAATAATGCAGATATATCATTACCTTTATTGTCATATGAAAAAATTAATTTAGAAAATAATAATATTGAAAAATTGATTAATCAAAATAATAGTCCTGCTGATTTATATTCAAATAATATCTCTTTAAAAAATACAATACTAAACGATCTTGATTTAAATATAAATTTAGATTTTCAAAAATTGTTACAAAATAGAGTTAATGTTTTTAAAAATCAATTTAACAAAATAAAAATGATGAATGAAATTGATGATAATATATTTTTAAATGTAATTACAGATATGACCAGACGTGCTATTTATAATCAGAAAAAGAGTATGCATCTTAAACATATAATAAAATTATTAACTGGAAATGAATTCAATGTAGAGTTTAGTCTTAAAGAAAATAAAGATCTACAGGAAATTTTAGTCTTAAATGAAGTATATGAATTATATACTAGCACTATTTTTTCTAATTTAAATTCATCAACTGAAAATGAATTAGGATTTACTTATGAAGAATTAGAACAAGCATTTTCTATCGCAGGAGATATAAATTTTGATAAAAATTATGAGTTAAATGGATTTTCTTTTAAGATAGGAAATATTACATCAAATCATAATTTAAATATTTTTATTAAATTTATGGCAGATTTCTCTAGGTTGTTAATCCCTTCTTTTGATACAATGTCAAATAAAAATTTTAGAAAAATTATGAATATTGCAATTAGTCCTTCTGATTTTATTGCATCTTCTATCTCAAATCAATTAAATATTTATAATAATTTACCTGAAGATTATTCAAATATTACATTTAAATTAATTGAAAATGGAATATTGGATGAATCATTAACGTATTATAAACAATTAAATCAATTGATTCTCGAGAAGAATAATATTGATATAAATTATTATGAAGTTTTATTTAATAATCAAAAATATATTCCTAAGAACATTTCATATAGAATAAAAGTTGATTTATTAGATTAAAATTGTTTTGATTTATATATAATTTTTAAAAGATTAAGTTTTGATATAATATGAGTAATAATATATTTGATTTTTATAATTACAATTTTCCTAAGTTTAATGTTGATGTTAAATTTGAATATTATAAATACAATCCTAAAGATGAAGAGTTAGATCTAATTGAAAGAGTACAAGATTTTGATAACGATATATCTCTTCTCGATAATAAAAGTAGTTTTTGTAATATGAAAATTAATTTAAATCTATTACAAAACCCTTTATTGACTTCTTCAAAAAAAGCAATTGAAAATATTGCAAATAGAAAAATAGATAATACTTTTTATAGAATATTTGAAGATAAAAATTTAAATAACACAAAGTCAATTAATGATAATAATGTTGATATCAATTATTTTAATTTCAGAAATGAAACGGATGATCAATTGATATCAATTTCATCAAATATTGATGTAGATGTATATAAAAATATTATACTGGCAAATAATAACATACAATCTAATTTTAATGCTTATTTAAATGAGTCAAATATGGATTCATTTAAAACTTATCATTCTTCTAAAAAATATTTATTAGATATTATTAAGAGTAAAAGAAGAAATTTATTTAATTTTGATAAAAATTTATTTGAGAATACTTCTTTGTCAAATGATGAGAGTAATTTAATTACATCAGGATTTCAAACAAAATTTTATGAAATTGATAATGAATTATCAAATTTTATTGAAAATAATAATATTACAAATATTGATGATGAAAAATTAATTTTTGAGAAATTAAAGGAATATGATGTTCAAACTTACTCTAAAAATAGTATTGATGATTCATATGCATATTTTGTAGGATTCTTAATTAAAAAAAATATAAAAGATAGAAATGGATTAATATTAAAAAATATTGCAAGTAGTTTCTTTTATTTTAATATTAATAATAACAATAATAATATAAATATTGTAAAATATGATGACAGAGTTACCTATGGTAATTATTATTCATATGAAATATTTCCTGTATTTTTATTTTCATATTTTAAGAATAATGAAATTTATAAATATTTGGTTTGTCAAACTTCATTTAGAACAAATTATGTAAGAGCTGTAGAATATTTTCAACCTGAACCACCTAATGCATTACGAGCAAAATATTTGTATAATATTAATAAGGTAAAATTAGAGTGGGATCAACCAAATAATCCTCAAAATGATGTTATAGGATATTTTATTTATAGACGTGAAAAATTAGATCAACCATATGAATTAATAAAAGTATATGCAAAAAAAGATTTAAAAAATTATAAAAATTTTGAATTATTTTCAGATACAATTGATAATTCTATTGTCGAAGTAATGAATTCTGATTTTTTAAAACAACACTTTATAGATAACGTTAATAATGTTAATAATTTATATATCTACACAATTTGTTCTGTAGATGCTCATGGATATGTTTCAAATTATTCAACCCAAATAGGTTTAAGATATTCTAAATTATATAATGAATTAATAATTGACACTATAAGTTTAGCAAATGCACCTAGAACATATCCAAATTTATATGTAAAAAGAAAAAGTCAATTATTTGAAAATGATAATTTATTATTTAATTTTACACCTTCATTTAAGAATAAAGAAAAAATAAAAGTATATTTTACGCCTGATAGTAATCTTATTAAGAATAGAAATGAAACGTATTCTGATTCAATTGACATTGAAAATTCAGAATATCATTTAAATATAATAAGATTATCTGACTTAAATAGTAAAAATATAAAGTTTAATTTTAAGTAAAAAAAATTAAATTAATATAAATAAAATATAAGAAAATAGGATTAAAAAATGGGATTTTTAGATCATACAACAAATAATGTCGTTATAGATGCAGTTTTAACAGAAAGAGGTCGTGAATTATTATCACAAAATGGTGGAAATTTTTCAATTTCCTCTTTTTCTTTTGGTGATGATGAAGTTGACTATACAAATATTAAAAAGTATGGTTTACAGATGGGCAAAGAAAAGATTGAAAAAAATACACCTATTTTTGAAGCACAAACCAATGAAAATTTGGCTTTAAAATATAATAATATTACATTGAATAATAATAATCTTAGAATACTTTATATTCCTGTGCTTAAAAGATGGAGTGGAAGTGCTGGTTCTGTTTCAAACATTGTTGAACTCGATATTAATGATGTAAATAAAAAATATGCAACAGTTTATGTATTATCAACATTAAATCAAAGTTCAGGTCAAACAACAATTGATTCGAATCTAAGAGATGATTTCTTTACAATTAAAATGAATAATTTAATATTAAAACAATATCAAACTAGTGGTACTGAAATTGTACAAGGTTATGATGATCTAGATGAAAATAATATTGCAACATATTCACAGCTTACATCATCAAATGCTTCAGATACATCATATGAAAGTGGATATGCATTAACAGGAAGAAAATTATTTACTTTTGCAATAGGTTTATCTATGACTTCACCTCAAATTAATTTATCAACATTCCAAAAATTTGGTACAATTGTTTCAGGAAGATATATTATCAAAACACAATTAGAAGTTTCCGGAACTAGTTCTGGTTCTAGAATTATAATTCCTGTTAATATTACAGGACCCACAGTTTAAACATAAAAAGGAATTTAATTAATAAATGGCATCTAGATTTAAAAATATAACAAGCACAGATATAAAAGTAGAAAAGTCAAGATTAAATCAATTAATTGATATTATATCTTCAGATATTTATTCATTGTCAAATCGTAAAAAATATCCTTCATTTGTGACAGGTCTAACTACTCCTGTTACTAGTTCATTATTTCAAACAATATATGACCAAGATTACACTTATCAATCTTCAAATGCAATGTTAGATATTTCATTTGGTGTATATGCAAATATAAGTGGTTCAACAGTTACTGGATCTACATTGGTAACAGAACTTTCTCCTACAATTAGTGATGGAAATAAATTAATTTTTGATACAACAACATCAACAATGATGAGAGAAAAAATTAATGTTTATAAACAATATGCACAAATTTTATTAGGAGATGCAAATAGTTCTTTCTTTACACCATTTGAAAGTACATTGGAAGAAGATAGAATTAATGAAGCAATTTTTATAAATGTTAAAAGATTATTTAAAAGAGACAATATTTATAAAGGATCATTTGGTATTAAATTTTTTGATGAATTAACACCTTTAGATGCTGCATCTTGCCCCGATACTCAATATGGTTCATCAGGATGGACAAAAAATTTAACTGGTAATTTATTTAGTACTAGTAATAATAGCACAAATTCTTCAAATCAACCTGTAATGTTAATTGATACAAATGGTTCAACAAATTATAGAATTGGATATGCAGGTGAAGTAGGAAGTTTAAAGAAAACTATTGATTCAGGTGCAAATTATGGTGATGAATGCGGTTTAATTTTTTATGATGCTGGTATTATTGTATTAGATGTTAAAAAAATATTTTCATCAACAGAACAAGTTACAGGTGTAATTGATTTTCCTGATTCAGTTGCTACAAATAATATTGTTTTTAAAACAAATGGAAATACACATAGTATCCCTGCAGGCAAAAAAGCAATAGGTTATAATAGTTCACGTCTAAGTTTTTATGGATTTTTAAAATTAGCAACATTAGATGATATTATTGATCATTTTTGTATGTCTAGATTCTCGTCAGGTTTAACCACAGCAATTGCTTTCCAAAATGAAACAATTATTAATTCTACAATTTATTATTGTAATGCTGCTCCTGATGATTTTAATTATAGCACAAATCCTACATATTCAGATGAGGCAGGAAAGATTGTTGTTGTTGAAGATGAAAATGATATACCTTTTTCTTATGTAACTACTGTAGGTTTATATAATGCAGCTTCTGAATTAGTAGCTGTTGCAAAGCTTAGTAGACCAGTTGAAAAAAATCCTTTACATAATTTATCAATAAGGGTTAGATTGGATTATTAAAATAAGTTTTTATTCGATTAATAATAAATATAAAATAATTTTAAAAAAAGAGTTTTATATTAAATGTCAATAATTAATCTTAAAAATATAAATTTTAACAATGAGTCAATAAGAATATCACCTAATAGAATATTTGCATATAAAAATAGTTCATTTACTGATAATGGAAGTTTTTTTAAAAAAATCAATGAATATAATTTAAATCAAATTGAAAAAGTTAATATTGACACAAATAAATCTGAATTTTTTTATGGTTTATTGTCGCATAATGCAATTCAACAAAGTAATACACAATCTGCAATTAGAGAAATTAATAATAACACTAATAATTTTATCAATAATGGAAATTTTAATGAAACTTCTGGCATATTTAAAATAATGTCCGGAAATATATGTGGTTGTGAACAAAATGATACTAATTGTTCACAAAAATTAGATTTATCAAAACCTACTTTAGGATCAATTTTAGATGAAAATCAAAAAAATATTGAAATTGAATCTAGATATTTTGGAATTAAAAGATTACAACAAGAATTTAAACCTTTTAGTCCTACATTACAAAAGAAGAAAATTATAAAAGAAAAACTACTAAAAAATATAAGCGCAATATCAGATTCAAAGCTGCAACAGGAATTAAATTATGGATTTTATAATTACAACTGTTTAAATTTTTTTAATATTCAACCTTCAAAAGAAATATTAAATAGCGAAGAATTAACTTCTACTGATATTAAATTAATTCAAGAGAATACCCACTCATGTGGTTTAGTTTATTCAAATAGAAAAATAAATAATAAAAATATTTTTCCAAATTCAAAAGGGGAAATGACATTAAACTTCTGGATTAATCCAAAAAGATCAAATTCAACAGGATATTATTATAATCCAGGATGTATTATTAATATTCCTAATGTAATGTCAGTTTATTTAATAGAAAAAGAAGAAACAAGAAATGAATTACAACAAGCACAAGAATTTTATTTATTATTTCAATTAGAAAGTAATTCAAATACAAATCAACCACGTAATATAGTTTTAAATAAAACCTTTATTACAAATAATACATTGAAATTTAATAATTGGCATAATATATCAATAAATCTTTATATTAATAAATTGAAAGTTTATATTGATAATGTATATGATATTTTTGAATTAAATAATAATTTAAATTTTACCAATAATTTTGATAGTATTATTACGATTGGAAACAAATTAAATTATCAGAACTCTTCATATCAATACAATTGGAATAATACTTCAAATATTCGTAAATTCTTTTTTAATCAATCAACATTTAAAAAACAGTCTTTAAGTCAAGAAGACATATATATTTTGCAGAATTCAGATATTGTAGAAGATTTAAATACATTGAATTTCTTAAATACAAAGTTATATGAAAATGATGTCGATTTAAGCACAATATCAGATGAATCATTTGCATTGAATGCAGAGTTACAAGGTTTAATTATTTTTAATGAAAATATTAATAGAGATAAAATAAATGATATTGCAACTGGTAAAGATTATTCATTATTAAATTCTGAACAATTAACTTTTTATTTACCTTGTATGTATTTAGCTGTTAATACAGAAAGAGATGCATATATTACATTTGGTGATACTTCTAGAATTTTAACACAATCATTTATTAATCCTTATTTTTCTGAACGTGTTAATGGATTAGAAGTAAATGTTGAAAATTTTTTAATTGATTTTGCTTTTAAAAGAAAACCTTTTATATTAGGAATGAGTCCTATTAAATATAAAGATTCATTTATGAAAATGAATAATACATCAAATTTATATTTAAAAGAAAAAAAGAAAAATATAATAATTGATTTTTGGAAATATCATAAAAATCCAAATCAAGTATATAATAAAACATTTTCATCAGATATACCATTCATTGATACTGATTATTTTAATATTTCTAATTTTTTAAAAAATAATTTGATTTATAGAAATAATTTTATATTGCCTTGTGATAATGGATTAAACAAAATAAATCTACAAAATTATGTTAATATAAAATTTTCAAGTGAAATATATTCAGAGTTTTATCATTTCGAAAATTTAAATTTTGTTAATGCAAATTCTCTTTTTAATAAATCAAAATATGTGTTAAAAGATGATAAATTCTTTGAAATCCCTTTTATTGTTAATTCCTTGACCGATATTACAAATGAAAGTAATAATTCTTCTATTAATTCAGGAATTTTATATAAAAATAGTAATTATAGAGATGCAGATTTAACAAAATTCTTATTAGACAATACTAGTAATACATCTTTACAAAAAAATTGTTATTCAATTGATTTTGATAAAAATATGGTTAGAAATAATTCGAATATTAAATTATATGAAATAATGTTTGACAAAATAAAAAATGTCAAAAATGAATATAGAAATAATTGGTCAGTTCCTCGTCTTACTATGAACTCTATTTTTAAAAATTTCGATGATGAAATAAAAGTTGTAGGTAATATTAGTGAAAAAACATTGAATAGAACAATAAAACAATATAATAATATAAATTCATTTACTGATGTTTCTTCAATTCAAAGTTATGTTGATGATTTTATTTGTTCAAATTATTCTATAGAAGGTGAAGTATTTGAAACATATTCAGTATTGTTTGATATATCAAATAAATTATATTCAAGTAGAATTCGTAATAATAATTTAACTTTAAAAGATTATGATATTGCAGGAACTGGTGGTGCTTGTGAAATAAGTTTGAAAGATAATGGAAATGGTTTAATCTATCGAGCCGATTGTTTGACTCCTCATGCAACGTGGAATTATGTAGGAAATATTTTTTATAGAGATGGATTATTAAATGTATTACATCCTGGATTATCTTCTTTTGGTGAAAATAATTTTATATGTGAGTTAAAAGGTGATCATAAGTTATTTGTATATGAAGTAAATATTCCTGTAGAAAAAGGCGATTTAAATGTCTCTTTGAATAAAACATACCAAAAATTAAGACCTACTGATGGTTTATATGATGTTGATGAAGAAGATTTTGTTTATATTACAAATGTAAATTTACATGATGAAAATTTAAATATTGTAGCTAAGGCTAATTTTGCTCAACCTATTGTAAAACGACAAAATGATAGATATAATTTTAGATTAAAGATGGATTTTTAAAATATGACAATTTGCATGGGACTTGATATATCAACGAATATTATAGGGGTATCATTATTTGATAATAATAAATTAGTTTATTTAAATTACATTGATTTAAGAAAAATTGAATCATTATTTAAAAAAGCAGATTTTGTAAGAAATAGATTTGAAGAATTAAAAGAAAAATTCAATATATCAAAAATATCAATTGAAGAATCTGCACAATCTTTTCGAAAAGGTTTTTCTTCAGCACAGGTTTTATCTATTTTGTCAAGGTTTAACGGAGTTGTATCCCAGATATCATATGAAGAATTTAACGTTGAGCCTATATATTATAATGTCTCAACAGCTCGCAAATCATTGGGGATAAAACTAGATAAATCTGGATCAATGGATACCAAGGAGCAAATATTAAATTGGGTAAAATCACAAGAAAGTGAAATAGATTGGCCTGTAAAAAATATTGTTAGAGGGAAAAATAAAGGTGATGTAAAATTTGAACCAGCTTGTTATGATATGGCAGACGCTTATGTCATTGGCAAGGCTGCAATTATAAATGAACGAAAAAACGATTAGTGAAAAATTAAATTTTATTAAAAGAGTCGTTACAAATTACAAAAATACAAAAGACTGCCCTGAAATTGCAATATGGTGTCCTTTTTGCAAAAATCCTAATAAAAATAAATTAAAAATGATTGTAAATGTTGAAAAATATTTATTTCACTGTTTTGTTTGTAATAAAAAAGGAAAAAGTATATCTTTTTTAATTAAAAGTTTAAATGAAAAATATTATTCAGAATCTAAAAATTATTTTTCTGATAATCATATACAAATTAATGATGAATGGTCTGAATTTTTAAATTTAATTAATGAAGTTGAAGTAATAGAAGTCGAAGAAAAAGTAGAAATACCTGAAGGATTTTTATTATGTGCAACACAAACTAATTCAAAAGATCCGGATATTAGAGATGTTGTTAATTATGCAATTAATAGAGGATGTAATCAACATAAAATGTGGTATTTAAGATTAGGTGTTAGTCAACATCCTAAATTTAGAAGATCATTAATTATACCTTCATTCGATGAAAATGGTGAAATTAATTATTATACTTGCAGAAGAATTGATGCATTAACAACTGACATGTCAAAATATATTAATTGTCATGCAAGTAGAGTTAAAATAATATTTAATGAACTTAATATTAATTGGAATAAACCTTTAACAATTGTAGAAGGTCCTTTAGATTTATTGAAAACAAATGATAATTCTACATGTTTATTAGGTAGTTCATTACCTAAAGATAGTGCATTATTTAAAAAAATAGTAAAAAATAATACACCCGTGATATTAGCATTAGATCATGATGCATATAATAAATCATTGAAAATAGCTGAAGATTTATTACAATATAATATTGACGTCAGTATAATTGATACTTCAAATTCAAAAGATGTTGGAGATATGTCGATTGAACAATTTAAAAATTTGTATAATAATTCTTGTAAACTAGATGAAAATATTTTATTATTAAATAAGATTTCTTTAATTAAATAAGGTAAATAATATATGACTTTTAAGTGTATTCATATTTCGGATATTCATTTTCGTGGCCTTAAAAGACATGATGAATATAGAACAATATTTGAAAATTTTTTCAATAAAGCTAAAGAATTAAATCCTAATATTATATTTGTAGGTGGTGATATTGTTCATTCTAAGACACAAGGGATATCACCTGAGTTAATTGATATTCTAAGTTGGTGGTTTAAAGGATTAGCAGCAATTGCACCTACACATATTATTTTAGGAAATCATGATGGTTTAATTCTAAATCAAAATCGTTTAGATGCAATTACACCAATTATTGAAGCTTTAAAAAATCCTAATTTATTTTTGTACAAAAAGAGTGGAGTTTATCCTACAGGTATAAAAGGATTTAATTGGTGTGTTTTTAGTTGTTTTGATCATGAAGGATGGAAGAATGTAACACCTGTTGAAAATGAAATAAATATTGCAACATTTCACGGTTCAGTATTAGGTAGTTTAACTGATTCTGATTGGGAATTAGAAGGTGAAGTTAATTTAAAGTTTTTTGAAAATTATGAATTTGGCTTTTTAGGTGATATTCATAAGAAACAATATTTAGATTTAGAACAAAGAATTGCATATCCTGGATCAACAATTCAACAAAATTATGGTGAAGAGTTAGATAAAGGATTTCTATTTTGGGAAATAAATAGCAAATTTGATTATAAATCAACTTTCTATAAATTAGAAAATCCACATCCTTATATTACAATTCAGTGTGAAAATGTCGATCAAGTTATTGAAGATATTAAAAATTTTCCTAATTTTGGAAGATTTAGAATTAAATCCGAAGTTGCATTAAATCAAAATGAAATTAAATTAATTACTTCTTTTTTAAAAGAAAAAAAGAAAGCAAAAGAAATAATTTTCAAAAATGATGGTATTGATCAAAGTATAAAACATATAGAAGAAACAAGAAAAAGTTTTAATATTTGGGATGAAGAATCTAGAATTTCAATGCTTAAGAACTATTTTAAAGAATCTTTGAATGAAGAACAATTTAATAAAATTTTAAAATTATTTAAAGAAGCATTAGATCATTTACCTGAAGATCAAAATAGAAAACCTACAAATTGGACATTAAAGTCATTAGAATTCAGTAATACTTTTAGTTACGGAGAAGACAATTATATAAATTTTGATAATTTAAATGGAATTATTGGTATTTTTGGAAAGAATGCGGCAGGTAAGTCTTCAATTCCTGGAACTATTATGTATAATTTATATAATGGAACTGATCGTGGAAGTGTTAAAAATATTCATATCATTAATACACGTAAAGAAAAATGTGAAACAAAGTCAATTATTGAAGTAGATAATCAAAAATATCAAATCGAGAGAAATACGAAGAAAATACCTATCAAAAAGAAAGTAAATGATTTTTATTCACCTACTGAACTTATTTTGCATAGATTATCACCTTCTGGTGAATTAGTTAATGAAACAGATGAACAAAGACGTGAAACAGAAAAAGTTTTAAGAGAATTAATTGGAACATCGGATGAATTTTTAATGACATCTTTTGCTTCTCAAGGTAATATTAATTCATTTATTAATGAAAAAAGTGGATCTAGAAAACATTATTTATCAAAATTCATGAACCTAGATATTTTTGAAGAATTAGGTAAAGTTGGTAAAGAAAATGTTTCACAATTAAAAGGTAAATTAAAAGCATATCAAGAAAAAGATTGGAAATCTTTAAAACAAAAGTCATTAAATGAAATAGATTTGAATCAAAATAAGATGAATAATCTTGAAATTGAATTAAATGATTTAAACAAAAAAGAAATTGAAACATTATTAATTTTAGAAAATTTCAAAAATAAAAATTCAAATTTCGAAATTTTAAAAGAAATTGAAAATGATATTAATTCATTAAATAGATCATTAGAATCAATAAATTTAAATAAAACAACAAATTTGAATGCATTATTAGAAATCGAAACAAAAATTGAAAAGTTTATTAAATTTTCTGAACAAGTGAATATTAATGAATTAAAAGCAGAAAAAGAAAGATTAGGCAATTTAAAATCACAATTAATGATTATTATGTCACAAATTGAAGAAAATAAGAAAGACATTAAAAAGAAGAAAGATGCTCATAATTTGCTTAATAGTGTACCTTGTGGAACTAATTTTCCAACATGTAGATTCATTAAGAATGCATATGAAGATTATCAGAATATAGGTGATTCAGAACAAATTCAACAACAACTTTTAAATACATTTAATGAATTATCTTCAATTATTAAGGATATTGAACAAGCACAAATTCAGACAAAAATTGATAAATATGAAGAACATTTTCGAAAAAATCATCAAAATATGTTGCAAAGAGATATGATTAAACAAAAAATTGAAAACTTTGAACAACAACTAATCAATGATGAAAAAAGAAAAAATGTTTCAATTGAAAAACTTAATACTTTAAAATCTAGTATTAATTCAAATGACATTGAAAATATGAATATCTATCAAAAAGAGTTAGAAATTACACAAAAGAATAAAAATCAAATAACAACGAGTATTATTTCATTAAAAGGTCAAAATTCTTATTTGTTAAAATTAATTGAAAATTATGACAATGAAGAAAAAGTATATTTTGAAATATTAGAAGAATGGAAATTACATGAGAATTTTATTAATTGTGTATCAAAAAAAGGATTACCTGCAAAATTATTAAAAGAAATGTTACCTTCTTTGAACAAGGAAGTAAAGGATATTTTAGCAGGTGTAGTTGATTTTACAGTAGATATTGAAATAGACGATGACGACTTGGAAGTTTATTTAAATTACGGAGGAGATCAAAGACGTATTATTGAATGTGCATCAGGAATGGAAAAAATGATTAGTTCATTGGCAATCAGAGTAGGATTAATCAATGTAAGTAATCTTCCTAAATCAAATATTTTCATTATTGATGAAGGTTTTGGAGCTTTAGATGATACAAATATTGAATCTTGTGTAAGATTATTAGAAGGATTTAAAAAATATTTTAAAACAATATTGATTATATCACACGTTGATGCAATTAAAGATATTGTTGAAGATACATTAAATATTGAAACAAACGGGAAAGATGCTTATGTTAGAGTTGAATAAAAAATGGAATAGAGTTGATAATAATACTGAAGATTATGAGACTAGTGAATTTAGATTTATTAGACCTGTCAATGACAATATAACACCTATTGAATGTCCAGAATGCTCAGGTTTATTCCGGAATATAGAAGATATAGAATCATATAAATTAAATAAAATGTGCTCAGATTGTTATCAGGATAATTATCATAAAATAAATAAAAACAAAATTGATAATAATTAAATAATAATTAGAAGAGGTTTTATATGAATATATTACAGGCAAATGCATTAGGTCCATTAATTGACAATGTTTTTCATAATACTAGTAATGGTACAAAAAAAGTTACAGCAAAATTGATGGGAAATAATTTGGTATTAAGTTATCAAACAATTATTAATTTTTCTAGGGAAGAAGGATTACATTTACAATCATCACAATGCAGAGTAGAAGGTAGTTCATTAATTAATGATAGAATGAAATTAATTAAACAAGGTTTTAAAGAAGCAACAGGTAAAGCTTTAAAATTGACAAAATCATCTGAAAATGATTTATTTGAAACAATTACTACAAATCCTTATTCACATAGAAGAATTATTAAATATATTTTAAATGTACAATTTGAAATAATGGAATAAAAAATGACCGCTGTCTCAACAAGGCAACAACAAATAGCTGAGATCGTTAAGTGTGGTAAAGATCCAGTTTATTTTATTAATAAATATTTAAAAATAGAACACCCTACTAAAGGTTTATTGCCTTTTGATACATATCCATTTCAAGATAGATGTATTAATGATTTTAATGAACATCGTTTCAATATTATTTTGAAAAGTAGACAATTAGGTATATCAACAATTACTGCAGCATATTCAATTTGGTTGGCTTTATTTTATAAACAAAAAAATATATTAGTAATTGCTACAAAAATGGCTGTTGCACAAAACTTTGTGAAGAAGGTTAAAGTTGCAATTCAAAATTTACCTCCTTGGTTAATATTATCAAAAATGGTTGCTAATAATAAACAACAGGTTGTATTTGAAAATGGTTCATCTATTAAAGCAATTCCTACTTCAGAAGATGCAGGTCGTTCTGAAGCTTTGTCACTTTTAATTATTGATGAAGCTGCATTTATTAGAAACTTTGATGAAATCTGGACAGGTCTATATCCTACACTATCTACTGGTGGTCGTGCTGTTATCTTATCAACACCTAATGGTGTGGGTGGTCAATATTACGATTTATGGATGGGTGCAGAACAGAAGACAAATGAGTTTAATGCTATTAAATTAAGTTGGGATGTGCATCCTGAAAGAGATATGACATGGTTTGAAAATGAAACTAAGAACATGTCAGAAAAGCAAATTGCACAAGAATTATTATGTGACTTTGCTGCATCAGGTGAAACATTTTTGCAAAACGAAGAGATAAATTTTGTTAGAAATATGACAAAATCACCTTTGGAAATGACTGGACCTGAAGGTGATGTATGGGTTTGGAGATATCCACGAGAAGGACATAGCTATGTTTTATCTGCTGATGTTTCACGTGGAGATGGTGGAGATTATAGTGTATTTCATATCTTTAATACTACAACAAAATCAGTTGAAGTTGAATATAGAGGAAAACTTGCACCTGATAGATTCGCTCAATTAATATATGAATGGGCTAGAAAGTACAATAAAGCTTTAGTTTGTCCTGAAAATAATACCTATGGTTATGTTGTATTAATTAAATTAAATGACTTAGGATATCAGAACATATATTTTGAAAATGATCGTTTAAAGTATGAATATTTATATGCTTTAGATAAATCTGAATTAGTTGCAAAAGGTGGTTTTTCTACACAGACAAATAGCAGAAATAAAATATTAACAAATTTTGAAGAAGCAATGAGAAATAAAAGAGTAGAAATTAATTCTATTAGATTTTTTGATGAGCTTAAAACATTTGTATGGTTAGGAAATAAACCGTCAGCAATGAAAGGAAGTAATGATGATACGATTATGTCATTTGCGATTGGATTATGGATTACTGACAAGTATAGTGCAAATTTAAATTCAGGAGAATCAACAATCTCAAATGAAATAATTAAAGCAATGAAAGTTAATACAACAAATGCAGCAGATTCAGTAATTAGTCCATGGTATAATAATAAGTTTATGAACAACTTTAATCCTTTTCTTCCTGTAGTTACTACTGATAGTATTATTGATTCACCTAATGCAAATAAAAACAAAGCAATTGGTGATTTTTCCTGGGTGATTAAATAAATTAATTTAAAAGAGATAAATAAAAAATATAATTTATTTAATAAAAATTAATAGAGATAACGAATAATGTCTGAGAATGAAAGTTTATTTAAAAAACTGACCGATTTATTTCGATCAGGCCCTAGAATTAGAAGAAAAGTAAAATCATATCAAAATAAAGCACCTGGTAGTCCTTCAAGTTTAGATATATTTAGAAAAGCACATAGTGATGTTTATAATTCAACAATTTCTGCTTATGGTTCATATGATCGTATGGCCAGATATTCAGACTTTAGTGAAATGGATTCAACTCCTGAAATTTGTAGTGCTTTAGACATTTATGCAGAAGAAACTGTTTCACCTGATGCTGATGGAGGTGTTATTCATATACATTCTGAAAATAGAAAGATTAAACAAATTTTAGATAATCTTTTCTATGATACATTAAATATTGAATTTAATTTAGTAATGTGGGTTAGGAATTTATGTAAATATGGAGATTTCTTTCTATTCAATGACGTTTCACCTGATTATGGTGTAATTAATGTTTTTCCTATCCCTATTGCAGAAATTGAACGTGAAGAAGGATTTGATCCAGAAGATCCAGGCTCAGTTAGATTTAGATGGATTACACAAGGAAATAGAATTCTAGAAAACTGGCAGATTTCACATTTTAGATTATTAGGTAATGATGCATTTCTTCCATATGGATCATCAGTATTAGAAGGTGCTCGTAGAATTTGGCGTCAATTAATTTTAATTGAAGATGCAATGCTTGTTTATCGTGTAATTCGTGCACCTGAAAGACGTGTTTTTTATATTGATGTTGGTAATATTCCTCCGGAAAATGTTGGTGACTATTTACAACAAGCACAAACAGCTCTTAAAAGAAATGCAGTTGTAGATAAAACAACAGGTAAAGTAGATTTAAGATATAATCCATTGTCAGTTGATGAAGATTATTTCTTGCCTGTTCGTGGAGGTGATACTGGTACAAAAATTGATACATTAGCAGGTGGTCAAAATACATCAGCAATTGAAGATGTTGAATATATTCAAAAGAAACTATTTTCTGCACTTAAAGTACCAAAAGCTTATTTAGGTTATGATGAAGAAATTGGTGCAAAAGCTACATTGGCACAAGAAGATATTCGTTTTAGTAGAACAATTCAACGCATTCAAAAGACAGTTATTTCTGAATTAAATAAAATTGCAATGATTCATCTTTATTCACATGGTTATACCAGTGATGATTTATTAGATTTTGAACTTAAATTATCTAATCCAAGCAGTATTGCTCAGCAACAAAAATTAGAATTAATTCGTACAAAATTTGAAATTGCAGGTGCTGTTCCTGAAGGTTTAGTTGACAAAGAGTGGATTCGTAAAAATATTATGGAATTTGACGATAATGAAATTGCTAGAATAGAAAAAGGTAAGATTAGAGATAAAATTGCAGATATGAAGTTAGAAGCAATTCAGTTAGACAAGGAAGAAGGTGGTGAACAAGGTGGTCCTGGTGGTGAAGGAGATCTATTTGGTGGTGGTCCTGGTGGAGGTGGTGGAATGGACTTGTTTGGTGGAGGAGGAGCTCCAGGAGGCGGAGGTGAAGCAGGTCCTCCAGGAGGTGGTGAAGGAGGTGGAGGAGGAATGGAAGATCTATTTGCAGGTGATATGAAATTAGGTGATATTTTAGGTGAAGATGATGAATATGAAGATGATGATTTATTATTCGATGAAGATTTATTGGATGAAAAAAGCAAAAAGAAAAAATATAGTAAAATTAAACCTAATTCAAGACCAAAAAAAAAGAATTCAATGACTCCAAGAGATGATTATAATCCAGCAAGCAAATCATGGTCAGGATTAGGTGATCTTAAATCTGCAAATCTTTTAGGTGGTGAAAGAGGAATTATGGGTGGAGCAATACCTTCTGCAAAAGATTTACAATTGCAAGCAGATGGAAAAGGTTATAATGAATTTCAAATGAATAAAATTTTTAATACAATGAATAAATCATTTGGAAGAACACCTGTAATGAAAAAAGATTTATTAAAAGAAGATACTGAAATTATAATTATTGATCAAGATGATGAGGTTTAATAATGAAAAATAGAAGCCACAATAAAAAAAGAAATGTCGGCATCATATATGAACAATTAATCAATCACATGTGTAGTTGTGTGGTCGAAAATAATGAAGATAATGTTAAACAAATCAATAGAGTGATTAAAGAACATTTTAAAAAAAATACTCAATTATTTAGAGAGTTAAAATTTTTTAATGCACTTATCAAAACTCGTGATATTGATTCCAATTTAGCAACAAATATTATAAATGAAGCAAAAAAAGCTTGTCAATATCATTTTTCAAGTGAAGATTTAGAAATGGAAAAATCAAATTTAATTAAAGATCTAAATTATTCATTTGGAAAAGGTAATATCTTTGAATCTAAAATTAATAATTACAAAATTTTAGCAACTGTTCAAACATTATTAAACGAGTGGAGAAAAGGTAGAAATTCAGATTTTGAAATTTGTACTGAATATGAAAAACAATTACATGAATGGATGACAACAAAAGAACCTGTAGTTATAACTGAAAAATTAATTACAGGTCAAGTTGATGAACTAACATTCAGATTAATGAATGAAAGATTTAATAAAAAATATGAAAACGTTTTATCTGAACAACAAAAGAAAATTATAAAATTGTTCATAGAAATTAATTCTTCAAATAAATTAGAATTGCAACAGGAATTTGAAAATATTAAAGAATCATCAAAGAAGATGTTAAAAGAATATAAATCAAAATGTAATAATTCTATTTTACTAGAAAATTATTCTATTGTAGAAAATAGAATAAATAGTGTTGATTGTGCAGATACTTCCGAAGAAAGTATGAAAAAGTTTTTAACTTTGTGTAAATTAAATGAAGAATTAAAGGATGAAATGAAATGAGTAAAATATTAAATGAATGGTTATCATTTGATTATGATAAAAAATTAATCCAAGAAGCAAAAGCATCTGGAGGTCCTTTAGTTATGAAAGGTATTCTTCAAAAAGCAGATACACTTAATCAAAATGGTAGAGTTTATCCAAAAGTTATATTGGAAAGGGAAGTTAGAAATTACCAGAAATTCATTAAAGAAAATCGTGCACTAGGTGAATTAGATCATCCAGATAGTTCAGTTGTTGAATTAAAGAATGCATCCCATATTATACGTGAAGCACATATGGAAGGTAATATTTGTTATGGAACAGTTGAAATTCTAAATACACCATCAGGCAAGATCTTACAATCTTTAGTTGAAAGTGGTGTAACTTTAGGTATTTCTTCTAGAGGTGTAGGTTCAACAAAACCAGAAGGTAATCTTCAAATTGTACAAGATGATTTTCAATTAATTTGTTGGGATTTTGTATCTGAACCTTCTACACCTGGTGCATTTATGATGAAAGAAGGAAAAGAAATCTCAGCAAAACAGCTTCATGAAATTAATTCTTTCTTTAATAAATCTGACAGAATTTATAGAATTTTTAATGAAATAGGAGATTGGAAATAAATGAGTAATTGGTTATCAAATACAATAGCAGATAGAGATTTAGGAATATCAGATAATACAAGGATAGGTACACCTCATCACAATTATGTACCTGAATATCAAATGAGTGGCTATCCTTGGTCAATGACAGACACGGATTTGGATTCAACAGAAACATTGGATATTGATTTTCCTGCTGTAACTAGATGGATTACAATTTATTGTAGTGTAGCTATTAAATTAAGTTTTAAACAAACAAATTCTTCTAGTGAAGATAAAACATTTTATTTACCTGCTGGAATGTCTCCTAGATTTGAATTAAAATGTAAACATATTCGAATTATTCCAACTGACAATAATACAAAAGTTTCAGTATTAGCAGGTTTAACAAATATTCATCCTTCAAAATTCCCAGATCAGACATCGGATAATGGATTTAATGTTTAAAAAAATTTAATATTTAATTTTTTATTTTATTATTTAACTAACAAAAATAGAGTTTTAAATGACAGTAGAAAATAATCATCGTTGGCCGGCCCCAAATCATAATTATGTACCTGAATTTCAAATGAGTGGTATTCCTTTTGTTGAAACATTCACTTTTCCTACAAATGGTGGATCAAACAATGGAGAATTAACTTCAAAAAAAGTATCATTTGATCAAGTAACAAGATGGATTCAATTTTTAAATCATAATAATGCAAATAATAGTCATATTTATGTTTTTTTTAATGAAACAGAATTAAATAGTTTTATTGCTGGAAAAAATGGAAGTAATATAGTTCCAAATGGTTATAAAGGTTCAAAACATATAAGGATTGATATTGCTACTTATTCTCCTAGGTTAGAATTAAAGTGTAAAGAATTATGGATTTTAGGAGAAGAAGGAACAATATGTTCAATTATGGCAGGTTTGACTAATGTTCCAGCAAGTGGATTTCCAAATCAAACTTATAGTAATGGATTTACAGGTGTACAAACAAATCCTGCGAATACAAATTAAAAGGAGAAAAAATGAAGTTAGCATATGAAGATTTAAAAGAATTAGTAAAAGAAGCATTAATTGAAATATTACAAGAAGGTTTAGGAAATGTGTTGAATATGTCATCTCCACAAATAAAACCTGCACAAACAGTACATATGCCAAAAAATGACATGTTACCAGTTTCATCAGGTTTAATTGAAAATAAAACGACAAATAAACCTTTAATGCAAAAACAAAATTTAAACCAGAGTAAACAGATGTCACAACCTGTTAAAAAGTCAATCACAACACCTGGTATTAGTGAAACAAAAGATTTAGCAAAGATGAAAAATATGATTTCTCAAAATAAAAGTGGTGGATCTTCACTTAGAGAATCAATTAAAACTGTAACAGATGATCCTGTTTTGGCATCAATATTTGCCGATACAGCTTCTACGACATTGATGGAACAAGCTAGAGCTGAAAAATCAAATATTTTACCTGTAGATGCTGCTTCACAGGTAGTTGCTGATAATGATTTAATGGATTTATTTGGAGATGGAGCAAATAATTGGGCGAAATTAGCATTTTCTTCAAAAGATTTAACAAAAAAATAGATCTAATTGATTATATATAATAAAATATAAATAAAAAAACGGAGAAAACAAATGGCAATTAAATTGACCGAATCTATTTTAAAGAAATTAATCATGGAAGAAAAACAAAAACTTCATGAAACATTAGAAATGAAACAAACACATCCATCAAAAGTAAAAGCTCGTGAAGTTAAGGTTGATGGATTTGCAGACACTCTTGAAGCAAAAATTGACCACTATAAGGCAATGAAACTTCATGAATCTGAATTGATGCAACAATATATCAAATTACGTGAAGCACGTATTCAATTAAAAAAGAGATTGCTAAATGAATTAAATTAATTTATTTTTAAAATATTAACTGACTCTTCAAAAAACTTTCTTAAAATATATAATAATTAAAATTTAAAATTCAATTTAAATATTGAGAAAGTGATTTTCTTTATGGCTATGGCTAGAAGATACACAATGACTGATGTTACAACTCCTGGTAGTTCAGTACAAACATTTAGAAATGAAATATCTGGTAATCTAAGTGGAAAAGGGTATTCAGATGATAGTAGAATGAGAAGTTTGTTTCCTACTTCTCCTTTGCATACAAATTATAATGATATGTCAATTATCAGTCTACATAAAGTATTTGTTGATACTCCTGCACTTAATAATTATGATTTTATAAGTACAGATATAAATGGTAAAGCATATCTTAAGTTTGATCATCCAGATGCACCTTCAATTACAATGCAAGAAATGAATAAACCTATAGAAGGAGTTAGTGTTGATAATCCTTATCAAGGTCATCCTAATTTGCAAGTACCTAGTTTAAATCCTAACGAAACTAGAAGTACTTCATCAGGATCAGAAGGTGGTCTCTTAAGAGAAAGAAAACTTGAAGATGGCGGTTTTGGTACTAAAAATAGTAATAAAAATTACGCATCATCAGAAGTTAGAAAATCAATTGGATCATATTTCACAAATTTATATCATACTGATCTTCCTACAAAGAGTAATGCACTTGGAAATTCTACAATGAAAGATGGTCAAAAAAATGATCAATTATCAACAGGTGTAAATAATTTTGTACCACAAGGTTCACAAAGTTAACTATATTAAAGTATTAATAATTAATATTAATTAAAAAAGTAAAATAAAATGAAGTATTTAAAAGAAGATGGTGGAGGATTTGGTAATAGTGCAGGAATGGGGTCATTAAGGCCTGATTCTAGAGTTGGGTATTATCCTATTGGAGGTGTAAAAACTTCCGGAGGTATAAATGGTTGGGATATGGGTGATGCATTATCTGAACCTAAAAGTGAATTTGATTATGAATTAGAAGATGACAATGAAGAATGTGAAGATGATGAATTAGAAATCAATATAAATATTAAATCACCATCTTCTGGTTTTGTTGATGCTAATGACTCATTATCTAGGCATAATTCTACACATACAAATAGTTATTCATTTCCAAATGCAGGTGGTTTAGGTAGTACTAATTTAACAGCAGGACATCAGATTAATGGAGAAGCATTGTTAGAGATGTATATTAGAGAATTAATAAACGAGAATTCAGTTGCTAGGGGAATGAATCCGGGAATAGGTGTGTATAGTAGTTTTGGATTAGATGGGTATCAGGCAGGAATGCAATTAGGAAAGAGAAAAGGAAAGTTAGGTGGATTAGGAAAAAATGTGATGGCGCCTATGGGATCTCAAGGTGGAATGCAGCATTATCATGGACAAGGATATCCTAGAAAAGGTGATGATTGGTCTAGAGCAAGAAAAAGGTTGAGTGATAAAAGAGCGATGCCCGACAATGCTCAAGAGGTATCTGATCAATGGAAAAAGGAGCATGGGTTAGGTTTGACTTCATATCAATTATCTCAGATTGAAAATAAGGATTTGGATGCAGAATGGGTAAAAGATGTGCAAAGCAGAGAAGATGAGATAAAAATGAAGAATAAAGATCAAAAAGTATATAAAAAAAGTAAAAATAGAATTAAATAAATTTATAAATTAATAAAAATAAAAAGATATATAATAAATAACATTTTAATATAAGAAAGTTTTAGTATGTCTAGTAGTTTATATAGTGATGCAATTAATGATGCAAAAGCTTTAAAAGAGGCTGCGGAAGAGCGTGCTAAGCAACAGTTATTAGAATCTATGTCTCCTAAATTGAAGAAGATTGTTGAGTCGACAATTAATCAAGAAATGGGTTTATATGAATCAGATTTAGATGAAGATGATGTTGAAGAATGTGGAACATATGAAGCTGACGTGCAAGACGAAGCAGATGAGACGTGTGAAGCAGATGAATCAGATTCAGTTGAAGTGATTGATTTAGAAGACAATGATTCTAAAGGATTGAAAAATGAAAGTTATAATGTTTTAAATAAAGTTCTGAATAGTAATGTGCTATCAAGAAATGCATCAAATGTTATAAGTGACTTTGATGTTAAGTTAAAACATCTTAAGGAATCATTTGCTTTGGCATCAAAAAATAGAGTGACTGATAGATTAATTGAGAAAATTGATACTCAAATTAAAGAATTAGTCGAGGAATCAAAAAATATCGCTAGCAGTGATATAATTAAAAACAATAATCAAATTAAAACAAAATTTAAAAATTCTTTACAGGAGTTAAACAATATGACAAGACGTAGAAATAGTATTTTAGCAGAAAATTATGCTAGTTTAGTGAGAGGTCGTCGACTTTTCGAAGAAGATGAAGTAGAAGATATGGATGATATGCCCGAAGATGAAGGCATGGATATGCCCGAAGATTTAGATCTAGATAGCGAAGAAGGTTTTGATGAAATGGGTGGTGATGAGTTGTCATCAGAAGACGCTGATCAACTTATGGCTATTGCAAAGAAAATTCAAGCTAATTCTGGTGGTGAAGAAATGGATATGGGTGATATGGGTAGTGAAGAAGGTGAAGACGAAGAAATGCAAGAAGAAGCTTGGGGAGAAGGAGAAGATTTGGAAGAAATGTATGAAGTAGACGAAGCCGAAGAAGAAGAAGTAGATAATATGCATACTGAATCTCGTCGTCGTAGATTTATGGAAGCTCGTAAGAAGACTGCTGCTCAAAATAAAAAAGAAGCAGAAAAAAAGAAGAAAGAAAAAGAAGAAAAAGAAGAAAAGATGAAGAAAGAAGCACAACGTCGTGGTGGTGATGTGTTCCTTGAAATTGACGAAAATATGCTTCGTAGAGAAATTGCTCGTATGAAGCGTCTTCGTGAAGGTGATGCTCAATCTATGGCTTCTCATTTTGGTGGTGGCAAACTTGAGGATGAAATGTTTGTCGATATGGATGATTCAGATTTAAATGTTAATGCAAACAACTTAGGACGCAATCTAAAAGAAGGTTATAATAGTGGACGTCAAAATCGTCTATTGGAATCTAAGGTTCGTCAACAAACCCAAGCATTGGCCGGTATGAAGAAACAACTTAGCGAGGTTAACCTCTTCAATGCTAAATTGCTTTATGCCAACAAACTTATGCAAAATCGTGATCTAACTGCTGCTCAACAACGTCATATTGTTGAAAGCTTGGATCAAGCTTCAAATCTTCGTGAAGCAAAGTTACTTTTCGAAGGTTTAAGCAAGAGTTTAAGTCGTGGTACTTCTAGATCTAGTACTTTGACTGAAGGTGCCGCAAGAAGAATGACTGGTGGTTCATCTAGATCTACCCTCAGTGCTCAAAGTGTTGAGACAAATAGAGTAGAAGTTGATCGTTGGGCATTATTAGCAGGTATCAAGAAGTAAAGATCTAAAAATAGTTTAAAAAGTTGATTATACAGTATATAATTAGCTAATTAAAAAATAAAGCAATTAGGAGAAAATTAAAAATATGTCAAATTTTACATTACAACAATTAACAGAAGGTATCCGTCAAAGACACGTTGGTACCAGCAATAAAAGATTAGTAGAAAAGTGGACCCGTACAGGTCTTCTTCGTGGTTTGGAAGATGTTAACAGAGAAAATATGGCAACCTTGCTCGAAAACCAAGCAAGCCAACTTCTTCGTGAAGCAAATACAATTAGTTCTGGTGATATCAAAGGTTTTACCTCTATCGCATTTCCTATCGTTCGTCGTGTATTCGGTGGTCTTGTAGCAAATGAATTAGTTTCTATTCAACCAATGAGTCTTCCATCTGGTCTCTTGTTTTATCTAGATTACACCTATGGTTCAAATGTTGGTGGTGAGGCAGGTGCTTCAACTTATGCATCTGGTTCTTCTATTTATAATAATCCAGTAGGTAAAGGTATTCAATCTGGTTCTTTAGCAACTGGTGGTCAATATGATTTAGTTGGTTCTGGTTTCTCTAAACTTCATACAAAAGCTTTAGGTACAACATTAGTAGCTATGGAATTAGGTACAGCTGCTGATGCTACTGCTGCAGATACATTTACAGTTGCAAATGCAGATTTTGGTGCAGTTGGTGCAGACACTGGCACAGCATTAACATCTTCAAAATTATTAGATCCTACTAAAGCTGCAGATGCTAAAATTATGCAATTTGATAGTCAAATTGCAGATCAAATTACAGCCGGTACACATAAATATATTGCATTTATTCTTAAATTAGCAAGTGGTAGAAATCATGCTAATGATGCAGCTTATAATCCTTTTGCGACTTTAGGTGCAGATTTGACAATGGTTAAAGATATTAGTTTACTTCTAACAGCTGTTAATTCGGATACAGGATTATCAAATAGTTTAAAGCCTGTTGATGCAGCAACACAATCAGGCAAAAATGTTTGGAATGTTAGACGTTTAAATCAACTTGGTACTTGGGATGGTACTAATTGGGTTGCAAATCCTTTTGTAGAAGCTTCTACTACAAATGCTGCGGTGCTTTTTGTATGTAGAGTAAATGCTGCATTAACTAATGCATATGCATTTGCTGATGATAATATTCATGTAAGTTTTGTTAAGTCAGACGCTTTGAGTATTACATCTGGTATTCCTGAAACTGTTGTAACTCCTGGTTTTGAATCAGATATGGCAGCAGGTACACCTAGTCCAGTAATTCCTGAAATTGACATTAAGATTGAATCAATTCCAGTGACCACATCAACTCGTAAGTTAAGAGCTAGATGGTCTCCTGAATTGGCTCAAGACCTTAATGCATACCATTCATTGGATGCTGAGGTTGAATTGACCCAAATTCTTTCCGAACAAATTGCTCTTGAAATTGATCGTGAAATCTTGAATGATCTTCTTACCGGTGCTCAAGGTGCAAACTTCTTCTGGTCTCGTGCTCCTGGTAAGTTTGTAAACAAGAGAACTGGTGCTGAAATCGCTCGTACTTCTACCCTTACACCTGGTCCTGCATTTACTGGTACCGTACGTGAATGGTATGAAACCTTGACCGAAACCATTATCGATGTTGCTAATGAAATTCATAGAAAGACACTTCGTGGTTCTGCAAACTTTATCGTTGTATCCCCAGATGTTGCAACCGTACTTGAAGCTTCCGTACTTTATAGACCACTATATAGTATTGATGGTGATGGTCAAGTTTCTGGTCCATTTACCATGGGTGCAGAAAAGATTGGTACCTTAAGTAATAGATTTACTGTTTACAAGGATCCATACTTCCCAAGAAATAAGATTCTTGTAGGTTACAAAGGTGGTTCTTACTTGGAGACTGGTTTTGTCTATGCTCCTTATGTACCTCTAATCGTAACTCCTACCATTTTTGCACCAGAAGATTTCACTCCTCGTAAGGGTGTAATGACTCGTTATGGTAAGAAGATGGTACGTGCTGACTTCTATGGTACTGTAACTTGTTTGGATATGAACATCATCTAATATTTAATACTAGATAATAGTTTAATAACTTTAGGGAGTAGCAATACTCCCTTTTTTATTTTATAAGACCATGTAAAGGTTAAATGACATACTTAAAATTAAAATAAAATTTAAGATAAGGTAAAAATATGTCATGTTTAATTTGTAATATTGATCTAGAAGGTAAAAAGTTAAGTAATCATATTAAAACTAATCATGGTTTAAATTCAGAAGAATATAGTATTAAATACATTTATAATAATAAAAAACCTATATGTCTTAATTGTGGTAATCAAACTAGATATGTCGCGTTTTCATACAAAGAATATTGTAAAGATTGTAGTCATATAGCTATGAAAATGGGTGGTAAAAAAGGTGGAAAAGCAGAAGCGTGGAATAAAGGAAAAACTAAAGAAAATGATAAAAGATTATTACAATATTCAGAAAAAATGTCAGGTGAAAATAATCCTTTCTATAATAAACATCATAATGAAGAAACAAAGAATAGAATTAGTTTATCGAAAAGATTAGGTAATCATGAATTAATTCAGAGAATAATTGAAAGAAATGTAGATTTTGAATTATTAACTCCTTTAAATGAATATTTCAGTAGACAACAACAATACTTGGATTTTAAATGTAAAAAATGTAATAATATATCTAAAAAAACATTACAAAGTTTTGAAAGAGGTTCTAGGTGTTATATCTGTAATCCAATTGGAACTTCTAATGATGAAATAGAAATATTAAACTATGTTAAAAAAATAACACAGAATAAAAAAGAAATAAAGCATAAAGATAGAAAAGAAATATCACCTAAAGAAATTGATATATTAATTGAAAATGTAGGTATTGAGTACAATGGTTTATATTGGCATTCAGATAATATAAAAGAAAATGACATTGAAGAATATAATAAAGGACATATGTTATTAAAAACAAAATTGTGTTTAGAAAAAGATATATCATTAATTCATATATTTTCAGATGAATGGAAATATAAAAAAGAAATTTGCAAATCGATTATATTAAATAAACTGAAATTAAATTCAAATAAAATATTTGCTAGAAAATGTAATATTGTCGAATTAAGTAATGATCAATTTAATAAATTTTTAGATGAAAATCATATATCTGGAAGTGTTAAATCTTCTATTAGATTAGGATTAATATATGAAAATAAAGTTGTGAGTGTATTAGGTTTAAGAAAACCATTGCAAAAGAAGTGGAACGAATATTATGAAATAAGTAGATTTGCTAGTCAATTAAGTACAAATGTAGTAGGTGGATTAAGTAAATTTATAAAATATATTGAAAAAGAATTAAAAATAACAAATATTATGACTTATGCTGATCGTAGATTTGGTGAAGGTAAAAGTTATGAAAAATGTGGATTTAAATTAATTGGTGATACTGGAATTGATTATTGGTATACTGATTGTGATACAAGAATTGATAGATCAAAAATAAAAGCTAAAGATGGTAAATCCGAGTTAGAAATTGCAAATGAATCTGGATTTTTAAAAATACATGGGTGTGGAAGTAATATATATATAAAAACTAATATTTGAAATATGAAAAAGATTATAACTTTAAATGAATTAAGAAAAATAATTAATACTAATTTATTAACAGAGGCTTTAAATTTTGAAGCAATTGTTACACAAAATCCACCTTATTATCAAAAATTTTTTGAAAGATTTTATCCGTATTTTGAAAATTTTAGAAATTATTTAAAAGAATCTTTTATTAATAATGTTAATAATGGATATGAAGAAGATAGAGAAAAAATACGGATAATTGATTCAGTTGAATATATTAAACTTTTTCATGAAGCTTGTCATAAGTATTTATCGATTTGTGTTATTGAAAATGATATGAATTTATTTTCTTTAATTGTTGATATTGATGATAATTTAAATAATTTTGTAACTAATCCTACAAAAGGTTTAAAAGGTAAATATACAGAATTTATTATAAAAATTTTGTCGAGCCATTTTTATCATATTGATTTAAGTCAATATAATAACTTGGCAGATGAGGCAAAGTTTTTAGATTCTTTTAAATTAATTAAAAGCTTTATTGATGTTTGTGAAAAATCATCTAGTAATGTGTATAAATCAAAAATGCAATTCTTTGATAATCAAATTATTCCTTATATCAATCAATTACAAGCTACTGGTAAAATTAGAAATGTACCTAAAATTTCTTCTCAATCTCCCTTACAAGACAAAGTAGCTAAGGTTTTTAATGAATTTGGTTTAGTAAATGGAATTAATTTATTAAAAGCTGTTATGGATGAATATTTTGAAAAAGAATCAATTAATGTGAATTCATTTGCAGGATATGATGTTAAATTAATTAATTTTTGTTTACAGAATAGTTATTGGCAAGAAATAAATTTACCTGGCCAGTCAGGAAATTATAGAATTTTTTTTATTAGTAATAATAGAGAAGGTACAATAGAAATGCCTATGACTAAAGATGAATTTTATACCGAATGGGAAAAGTCTGTAGATTGGGTTAAAGTATATGATAAAGTTGAATCTAGAAATTTAGATTATGATGACTATGTTAAAGGTTTATTTGAAGAAGCATGGGAAAATAAACTAGATGAAATAAAAGGAGCAAATTCAGATCGAGCTGACATTGAATTTGCTTATCGTGCAATGATTTATGCTAATAATATATATCCTTTTAAAACTCCTTACAATTCATCTAAAAAGGCAATTAAAGGAGTTGATGTAGCTTATTTTAAATCGATTAAAGATGATGATTATTTAGTGTCTGAAGATAATGACAATTTTAAAATTAGAAAAACTGCTGATTGGTGTACAAAAGATAAAACAATATTTTATAGATATTGGGCCGGTACAGAAGGAACGGATTTAATAAGTGGATTTTTATTGATATTAAATAATTCATTACCTTATAATGACCCAAATGGAGCTGCTTTAATAGGATTAGTAAAAAATAAAATAAAAATACCAGGATCTATAAATAGATATGAATTTTATGAAACAATACATGAATTAAATGCAAAAGATGAAGATTATCAATTACCTGATTTTATAAATGAATTTTGTGGTGAAAAGAAATTAAAAGAAGTTCAAAAAAATGTATTAAATGCTGAAGAATTAGATCTAACTTTAAATAATTTTGAGGATTTTAAAGAAATAATAACACAAAATCAAAATCAATATGAATTTTTATCAAAAATAAAAGCATCAGATTATTTAAGAGACGTTGAATCAGGACAAGATATACATCAAATATTACAAAATCTGGTAAATCAGAAAAAAATAAATGAAAATCAAATAAGATTATTACGTAGATATATTAAACAACTTTTAATGTAAACTAACTATAAAATCAAAATAATATAATTGATTATATTTAAAAGGATATCGTAATGATAGAAAATCAATTAAACAAATTAGCTAAAATACCTGACGATTTATATTTTATTCAAATGGAAGAATATCCTTATCTTTTAAAAATTGGAAGAACTAAAAATGCTGAAAAAAGAATAAAACAATTACAGACAGGATCAGGTATTAAATTAAAATTGATACATGTGTTTAAAGGATTAGGAAATAAAGAAAAATATCTACATGATGAATTACGTACATGGAGACAATCAGGTGAATGGTTTCTGTGTAATAGCTATTCAGTAGGTGCAATTCCTAATGAATTTTATGAGAAAATAGATCCGGATCTATTAATCAGAGATAATACTAATTTAAGCATGAGTGGAATAAAGGCTCAAAAATAATATAATATCTATTACGTGGACAGTTTTAATAAAATGTATTATGTTTATATAATTAAGTGTAATGATGATTCATTATATTGCGGAATAACAGTCGATTTAGATAGAAGAATAAAAGAGCATAACGTGTCATCTAAAGGTGCAAAATATACAAGATCTAGAAGGCCTGTGAAATTAGTTTGGTCAAAGTTGGTAGGAAATAGAAGTGAAGCTTCTAAAGAAGAATGCAGAATAAAGAAATTAAGTAGATTAGAAAAGTTAAAATTGATTAATTCAGAAGCATCAGGTTAATTTGAAATATGTTT